CACATATGCAGGCTGGCTGACAGCGATAACACTAAAGTCGAAGGCCGCAGCCATAGCGAAAGGACTTCTTGCAACAAGTGAATGGGCACTAGCTTCCGCCACGCTCGCCAATGTTGGCATCTTTTTAGCTTTTGCCGCTGCAGTGGGTTTGGTTTATTGGGCGCTGTTTTTACGTAAGTCTTCTCCTACATTTTTTATGGGTATTGGTTTACTAGGCACTTCCTTTAGGACGCTGGCTATCTCTCTACGAGGAGCCGCTAAGCCCCTGTTGGCAGTCGGCGCAGCCGCACTCATGGTAGGTGGCGGCATCGCAATTGCCGCTTTAGGCTTGGCAGAGCTAGTTAAAGCTTTCCAAGGTTTAGGTGTTTGGGCAATTCCCGCAGCAATAGCCGTAGGTGTCTTTACAGTGGCGTTTATGGGAATGATGGTAGCGATAGTTGCGCTCGTAGCTGGGCCCCAGGCTGTTGTGGTTGCTGGCGCTGTCGGTGTCTTGCTGGCAGTTGGTGGTGCTGCCCTGATGATGGGTGGCGGTTTAGCATTAGCAGCATTAGGACTAGCACAATTGGTTAAATCTTTTGCTGCTTTGTTTGAAGTAATGCCTATAGTTGATTTTATGTTGTTTGTTGCTACCTTGGGAGCTTTTGGTTATGTTATGATAGCTCTCGGCGCCGCTGCACCCTTTGCGGCATTAGGATTGGGTGTTCTCGGCACAGCAATGTTGTATCTAGGATTAGGGCTAATGATTATGCACCCGCTGTTAGAAACTTTGGCTGAGTTTATGGGAAGTATTTCAAATCTAGTAGAATCTTCGTCAGAATTGGTTATAGTTGCAGAACAATTTGAGCGTATTTCAGCAGCAGTAAAAAGCATCCCAGACAATAAAGCAGTCAGCATGTCAGTATTGATGGCAACTGCTGCACGAGCGGCAATGACTGCCGCACCCACTGCTGCGGCCGCAGCCACCGGCGCCCAAGCTTTTGCAGCCACCACTCCCGCCACTTCTTCAAAGCCGGACCGACCCTATGAAGTGACAATTAACTTTGAAATTGACGGTGATAAAATTTGTGACAAGGTAGTTAAATGTACGGGCGGCGAATGCCGTGATGCCCTTCTGGGCACCTAAGACAAGGAATATATAAATGGCAGATGACGACAAACTAGATCCGAGTAAAGTATACGATTACTATAATAGTAATTTCAATGCTACTAAATATTTTACTGATAATAAGGTTACAGTAGGGCCCGCAGAAAAAGTAAGCTATTTTGTAGATGGCTCGGATGCGTATGCAAATCAAAATAAATTATTTATTTCTTTTCAACATGCCCCCACCGGAAAAGCAGTATTCTTTAAGGCATTTATTACGGCATTCAACGAAACATATAATAGCGATTGGACAACTGAGCCTGTGTATGGTAGAGGGGATCCCTTGTACATGTTTAAACAAACCCAGCGAAAGATTACATTGGCTTTTAAAATACCTGCCGCCTCTACTAGTGAGGCATATGAAAATCTCGGCAGGCTTCAAATGCTGATTCAGTTTTTGTATCCGGTATATAAAACGATTTCGAATGCTCAAACAATCGCACAGTCTCCGATGGTACGACTAAAAGTAATGAACTTACTTAAAAATACTAATGATGTTGGGAAAAGCAATAAAAATGAATTCGGTGCAGATAGGCTTCAATCAGAACCCTACCAAGAAACGAAGGGCGTTTTTGCAAATTATGCTAACATCCAGGCGTGGCAATCTCATGATGGTTTATTGGGGGCGATTGAAAACATAACAGTTAACCATAACTTGGAAGGCGATGACGGAGCTTTTGTCATAGGTCCAAGTGCTATTTTGCCTAAATTTATTGATGTTAATTTATCGTTTGCTCCTATTCACGAACATCCTCTAGGGTGGGAAAAGGTCAACGGAGACACCTACAAGTTCTCTCCTCAGACATCTAAGAAGGATGCAAAGCTTTTTCCTTATGGAGTAGACATTGATGATGCTATGGATCTTTTTGAAGAAGATACCAGTGGAATGGTAGGAGGAGAAGCCGCCAAGTTTGCGGCGTTGGGAACCACAGGACAAATCGAACCCGAAGATGATCCACAAACCTCCAATGAAGCCAACGTGGCTAATACTGAAGCGAAATTCGCTGGATTACTTAACGGCTTTAAAGGCAAAAAGTCGGCAGATTCTGGTTTCGAGGGCTACGGAGATTCTAGTATTTGGGAAGAAGGCAGCCAGTTCGATAACTACGCCGAGGACTTCGACTTTGGCGATGAGCGTCTCACTGTCTTCGATATGGTAGAAGTCGAAGAATTTGAAATAGGGGAAGGCAATCCTCTCTCTCAAAAATAAGGAAACAATAAATGTCAGTAAGATACAGCAAATACCGAATAATAAATTGTGCTAGTGATTATTATGCCCCATTGAGAAAATCCAGAGGGCTTAAGAACATACAACACTACGAGACTCCTTTGATGGCAAACCCATCTGTGAGAGCACGCGCAGCTATTCGCAGCACTACACATGTATGGACGTATGGAGATAGGTTTTACAAGTTGGCAAATCAATATTATAATGATGTCACCTTTTGGTGGGTGATTGCATGGTATAATAGCGTACCCACCGAGGCTAATTTAAAAACAGGCGATTTAATTCAGATTCCATTAAACCTTGAATCGGCATTGAAATCCCTAGGGGTATAATATAACACATGTTTGAAGAAGATGATGCACCCGCCGAGGAGCCTGCAACCACCGATGCTCCCACCAAGAGCGAAAAAACTATAACGCCAGATGGTTCAGATGTACCAGCGGTAGTTTCGGAGTGGTACGCGGCTGGCAATGGTGCTGCCCTATATAAGTGCAGTGCGACGGTAGCCGATACTAGTGCTCAAATTCCAGAACAATTGGCAACGTTAAAAGCGCTCGAAAAGGAACTACAGGCGGTACTTGGATCAAGCCAATCCAAAGGGGAGTTGAAGAAGTATGTATCGCAAACTCTTTTGCCAGCCAACTCTAGTCCCGATGAGGCTCAAAGATATGCAGATGTCTCAAAAGTTTTGAGTTCCAACAACAATATCATTAATGCCCCTGTCGCATCTTCCATCCCCGAAGAGGGAGTAGAACAATTTAGCAATTTTCAAACTACTTGGGACACCAACGCAGCGCTTGGAAGCACAGCCACAGCAGATTTAGAGCTACTTAAAACATATGAAAGTGTGTTAACAGATCTGATCGATGAGGACGGCTGGAACCAAAAGCTCAGCAAGTTTCTCGGCGTTGACCAGGGCGCCCAGATGCGTGAAGGATGGCTGGGCGAAATGAATGCTGCTATCGCTGCATTAAAAGCCTCCACCGCCACAATTGCAGGCAAAGATGGCGCCGCCTGCTTGAAGGACAAGAAAGCAGAGTTACATGCTGTTATTGATGATGCGATTGCTTACATCCAGGACAATAAGTGCACCGATGCAAACAACGACGACATCTTTACAGAAGATGAATGCGGTCCCATAGCATGGCATGCCCTAGAGCAACTAAAGAAGGCTAAGGCAGGCGACATTGCTTTAGTCCAAGGAACAGTTTCCTCTCAGCACTTTCGAGAACAGTGTTTTCTTCTGGCAAATATTTTAGAATTCGCGAGATATAAAAAGTTTAAACTAGAATCAGCATCAGGGGGGCTTGTTACAAAGAGGCTTCCTTATGTGGACAATGGAAATAATGCGTGCTTGATGATTGATGGTGAGTCATATGGCTTTATTAACCAGCTTACTCAAAGTCCTACTCAAAATGTATTTTTTGATATGGAACCCAAAGACATTGCCACCTTACAGCCCATGATCCGTCTTTACAAAGTTAATACTCATAAAGAGACAGGCGCAGAAACTGAAATAGAAATGAACTTCTCTTCAAACGCCACTTATAAAGAAATAAAAAGTGCTTTTGATGATTCGGGCAGAAGAGGAGTAGGCGTTGGTATAAAAGAGTTTAATTTTACATATGATGGCTCGACGCCTTTTGCTGCTAAGAAAAGCATTAAAGCCAAATTAACGTTGGTGGCAAATAATTTTGACGAACTGTTAAAGCCACGTGGACGCTCCTCTAAAAAGTATAGATATATTGATTTAGCATTAAAAACAGGAACAAAGACTGGCGCCAAGACAGAACTTCAAGAGGCTAATTTATCTAAATTAAACTTCCGCCTAAAAGCGTTGGTGGGGTGGGCACTTCCTCCTGGCGAATTGGAACATTTTGGAGGCTGGAAAAAACCGAACGGTAAGGTTATAAAAAAGACAGAGCTTATTAGAGCTATTTATGATTCCTTTGTGACGCTTAATTTGACACCGACCATTCATGAATTTGGTATTGATGAAACTGGGCGCACTACATTAACAATTAATTATTTGGCATATGTAGATGATTTTTATGATCAACCGACTTTCAATATTTTTTCTGATCAGAACGCTGCACTTACATTGCTTACCCGAGATCTGAGATATAAAAAAGTAATGCAATCGCCTAACTGTAATGCTGCAGATATTGCGGAAATGAAGAAGGAAGAAGGATATGCGGATGTTGTAAAAGAAGCTCGCCAAATTAACATGCGCTCATTAGCTCGCCAACTGATGAAGAAGAAATTAATACGTTATATGTCTGTACCCTTTGAGGAGCAGTTATCCTTTTTAGAAAAGGGCCCCTTTTATAATCGTGCAACTGGACTGTACGAACAAATCGCCCCAAACGTGGGGATTACTGCCACCCAAGATCTGTTGGATGCTCTAGGTACGGGCGGCGCCGCACTAGAGGAAGCCAAAAAAGAAGTAGAGGAAGCGAAGAAAGCCTATCACGATGAGAGAAAATTTTCTAGTGACGATAAAGCCGGCGGCTCGATGACTCCAGCCGTTTACGCCGCCGCCGGCGCGGTTACCGCCGCTGAGACGAAGCTCGCGGACATCAAAGTCGGCGTCGGAGGACCGACTGCTGCGCAAGCAGATGCGGTAGGAGCCACCACTGTGGCAGATTTAGTTCAGGCAGAACCCTGGACAGGAGGTGATGCCAACACTGTCGCGACAGGCGAGCAAACAGCCGCTGATATCGCCTCCGCAGCGATAGAAGCAGAACTTCCAGGGTTTGTTGATGTTGATGCCACGGCGGCCGCCGAAGCATATGCCGCTGACGCATCACTCTATGGGACTTATGATGCAGGGGAAGAGCTTACTCAGAATCAGGCTGACGAGTTTGTGGCGGATGTGATGCCTGATGCGGACAAAGCCTTAGCAGAAGAAGAAAAGAGTGGCACGGGCGTGAAGGAAATGGAAGAGATACCTCGTAAAATTGTTAACTTGAACAGTTATAATATCGCCTTTTTCTTTGTTAGTGATTTAATAGATGTTATCCTGGAGGGAATAGATGCCTATCTGAGAGATATGCCGTCTAAAATTACAGGCGCAGGCTCACCAGTGGTGGAAGCTGCCTCAAACGGTAAAATAAACCCGCTGGATATCGAAGCAGAAATAGCTAAGATTAATAAATTTCGTGTGCAATTTGAGAAATTTAGAGTATTGCTGGGCCCCCTTGAATTGGTGAGCCCCAAAGATGATGTAGCTAGCCTGTTTGTTAATTTTGGAGATGTGCCTATTTCATTAAAATACTTTATGGAATGGCTCACTGATAAGCTCGTCCGCAAAGAGAAGTCAATTTATACTTTAAGTAAGTTCTTAAGCGATTTCTTTAATCATTTAGTGAGCGGGTTCCTTAATGATAACACGTGTTTTGGTTATTCTATTAAGCAAAAAACCAGAGTGAACCAGGCAGCTATCACATCTTATAAAAGTAGTAAAAATAAAAATGATGAAGTAACTCAATGGATTGTGGACAATCGGGCCCATGCCGGCATTGCGCGCGGAATGATTAATCCCGCCGGCGCCGGCATGCCACAGCCTATATTGAATATTTCGGGCAAAGATCGTCATCCCGAGATTAACCCGGGCCCCTCGCAGGAAATTAATTATATGGTATTTTTTGCAGGAAGAACACAGCCTGCCGACATTATGAAAGGGAGGCGCAAAGATTGGGTAGATAAAAATGGAGTTCTTCAGAAGGGAGATGAAAGTCGCGGTATTTTTCATTATATGCTGGGAAAGGATCGTGGCATCGTTAAAAAGATTGATTTGACTCGTACAGATGCTAAATTCCTGCGTGAAGTGCGTTTTGAACAAGAAGGTTACAATGGGCTTGAACAACTAAGAGAAGTGTACGATGTAGATATCGAGACGTATGCTAATGTAAAAACATTTCCGGGAACATATATATTTGTGAACCCTAAAGGGTGGGCGCCCAATACAGATTTCGAGCTTACTCGATTGGGAATAGGAGGCTATTGCATGATTATCCGTTCAGAACACTCCTTTGGCGCCGGAAAGGCAAATTCTAAGATTACGGCTAAATGGGTGGCATCTATTGGTGCTAATGAAAAATCGGAGTTTCCTGATTCTGGCAGGGGCGCCAATACCGATACTCAGAAATGCAGAGCAAATCGCAGTACGGAGGCAAAAAGAACTGATTGGTGGAGCGGGATGGTGACGAAGATGGGCGACATGTTAAAGAGCGGTGCAAATCCCGAAGTTGCCGAAGGCGACGGCACCGATACCACCCCTCCCACGACAACGGACTAATAGGAGAAAGATTATATGTCATTATATTATGCCGAATCAAATAGCGAAACGACGCGAAAACTCTTTATTAAAAGAAACATTTATCGTAACCGCATGCTCGGAGCAGCCGCACGTTTTCCTAACATCATAGATTTTAATTTTGCAGAAAAGCAACTTTATGGCAGAGTCAATAGAGTGTTCACGCCTATCACATTTAATAATAGCGTTCTCCAATTAAAACAGTTTGATGCGTCTGTCTCTCAGGGGGACGGCATATCTGCTATTAATTTCGTAGTGGATGCTTTTAATGGACTCAATCAGCAATTTGCCAAATGTGCAACGCAAGGAAAAATCTCAAAAGATGATCCCTATTTAAGTACTCTGCGGGTGTTTAGAGCTTATGTGCCTCCTCACCAAGCTTATAATGATCAATGGCGCGCCTATATGGCAGTTGTGGACGCCGCTTTTAAAGGCGCCAATGTGGAAGTCAAAGATTTCGATGAGTTTATTAAAGAACTGATGATAGTGTTAAACAAGACAGCCGGCACCACCGCTTTTACGCAGCCTGCATTTACTAAAAGTAGAAGATGTTCTATTCAGACTTCTGGATTGGCTGTGGAAATTGCCAATCTAAATGCATCCAATGATTTTGATAAGATCGTGGCTTTTGTCCGGAGCCCTAACTGGGGCTTTTATGTTAATGCTTGTAATTCATATGGCTTTATGGTAGATCAATGGAACCCCTGGCGCTTGGTTGCGGACATTGGCGCGCCGGCTATGATTCGAGATTATGTTTCTAAGTACGGGGTGACATCCACTCAACAGATAATAGACTTGGCATACAGTTATACTCATGGAAGATACTATCGTAACTTTAAATATTATCTCCTAAACATGTATAATCATGTGAGAAAAAAAATGGTGACAGTTGAGGAACAGTGCGGAGGTAGAACTATTCAAAAACGCATTCAGACAAAAACTTATTCCATGGAGGAACTCACGGAAAAATATTCTGAATCTTATTTTTTGGAACTGTATTGTCGTATTCGATTTTTGGAGGAAGAATCATCGTTTCCAGAATATAAAAAAATAAGCTTGACTAAAGATACCATAGCGTTGTATAATAGTAAGAGTCTCGGAGCAGCCTTGGAAAAATTTGAAAGAATTATTAATAAAACATTTGACTATAGTGGCTCAATGAGTTATATTGTTGATCATAGAAGAGCAGTTCGCGACTCGGAGGGACCGTGATATTTCAGACATTGGATGATAAGTCCGAATGTGTGGGAATATATGTAGACGGCAAATTGCATTTTGATGCATTGCCGTCCAATCTCACCAGAACATGGAAGTATACAGGATCCATTACTGATCCTAATGTGGAGTATGCATGGCTGCGCTGTGGGGGACAGTCTCTCAAACAGGCATGCCCCGAAGAGTTAATCGAGGACTGGCGCCGATTACAGCGACGTTTTGAAGCATATTTAAAATCTTTCAGAATCGGAAAGATTAGTATGCGCGAGCATTGTTTTTTTGATTTGGTGCCTAAAGATTTCTTGCATGAGTTTTGTGATGTTAAGAATAAAATCACACAAGATGTATTTGATAACTACGAGAAGCCAGCAAATTATGATCATTTAGATCGGGTTCAAAAATTATTGTATAAGATTAAGTATAGAGATCTTAATGTTAGCGGAGCCAACAGTAAAGCTTTGTTTTATCAGACACACATGAGGGATCGCGCACGCAAATTATTGAAGGGCCCATTGCATATTGATTATAATTTGTTCGGCACAGTGACAGGGAGATTGGCAACCCATTCTAATTCTTTTCCGATTCTGACAATGATGCGTGATTTGAGAAAGATAGTGAAACCTCACAATGAATGGTTTATATCGTTGGATTATAATGGTGCCGAAGTGCGCACCTTTTTGGGGCTAACAGGAAAGAGACAGCCCCAAGAAGATATTCACGAATGGAATAAAATCAATGTCATTCGGAAGAAAGACTTATCACGTGATGAAATGAAAACTATATTTTTTGCTTGGCTCTATGGCGGAACCACACAGAATGTATTAAAGGACAGCACATACAACAAACAAGAAGTACTTGATAGATGGTATGTGGATGGAAAAGTAAAGACTCCGTTTGATCGATCTATTATCGTTGACGAAAGAAAGGCGCTCAATTATGTCGTCCAGAGCACAACTGCAGATTTAGTTTTACACAAAGCAGTCGTGATTGATGAGTTCTTGGAAGGAAAGAAATCTTTTGTATCGCATGTTGTTCATGATGAGATTGTATTGGACATGGCAGAGGATGAAAGGGAATTGATTGTAGATATTAAAAAGATATTCTCCGAGACTCGGTTCGGAGACTACATGGTGAACCTTAAGGCAGGTAAGAATTATTGTGATCTGGAGGATTTGAATCTGTGATTTCAATTGTCGCCCTAGGAAATGCCGCCACTGCTATTGCGGAGAAGTTTGGTGATACGCCGAATTATCACGTGTATAAAATGAACAACAAAGTGAAGCGGAATTCTAAATACCAATTTAGATTAAAAACGTATGATACACCTGAAGAATATGAACATAATATTCCGGATGTAAAAAAGTTTTTCAAAGATGTAGACGAGCATGTTCAATTTATTATCGTGGGGGCATCTTACAGTTCCAATTATGCTTTGGGAATATTAGAACAACTAAAAGATAAAAGGTTGGACATATTTTATATCAAGCCCGATACTGATTTGCTTACAGGAATCCCACGGTTATTGGAAAATACAGCGTTTGGAGTTCTTCAAGAATATGCCCGTTCGGGATTGTTTCGTTCCATGACTATTTTTTCTAATTTAAATCTAGAAAATATTCTACAACACATTCCGGTGAAAGAATATTATGAAACATTAAATACGTCAATTTTTTCAACCATACATTATTTAAATTACTTTGAACATTCAGAGCCGGAAATCGGTCAAGTTTCTAAGCCTGCTGACATTAATCGAATCAGAACAGTTGGCATGTTAGATATGAAAACTCTTGAAGAAAAGTGGATCTTTGACATTGACACCGAGAGAGAACTGTGTTATTATATGTGTATCAATGAAAAAAGATTAAAGGAAGAAGGCGGTCTTCATAGAAAGATTGTAAATATACTAAAGGAAAAACCAAGAAATGCTTTTAGAAAAATTTCATATGCAATCTATGAAACCCCTCTACCACAAGACTTTGGGTTCTGCGTTGCCCACACTAACGCAATCCAAAAAAACTCTTGACTTGCTTAGTTGAGAGTGTTATACTAGAACAGTAAGGAACGCTTATTGTTTACTCATAAACATCAAAAAAAGGAGATAAATTATGGGAATTGATATGGAGCTAATGCGCCGAAAGCTCGCAACATTGCGCGGCGAAAACACTGGTAACGGAAACTCTGTTTGGTTTAAGCCAGACGAGGGTGATACGGATATTCGTATCGTTCCAACGAACGACGGAGATCCATTGAAGGAGATGTTCTTCCACTATAATGTAGGGGATCATCGTGGAGGCATTCTTTGTCCAAAGCGAAACTTTGGAGAGGGTTGTCCCATTTGCGAATTCGCATCTTCGCTATGGCGCGAAGGCAGCGATAACAACGATGAGGAAAGTAAGAAGCTGGCAAAGTCACTCTTTGTTCGCACTCGATATTTCTCGCCAGTCGTTGTGAGGGGTCGAGAGGAAGAAGGCATCAAGGTCTATGGCTACGGAAAGCAGGCTTATGAACTTCTTTTAGGGTATATTCTCGATCCGGAGTATGGAGATGTCACAGACATTCAAGAGGGTACGGACATCACTCTTACTTATACTAAGCCCACGAAACCCGGTGCGTACCCCCAAACAAACCTCAAGATGCGTCGTAACACATCGGCTTTGCTGGAAGACAAGGATGCGATCCCCGCCCTCCTTGATGGCATGCCTGACTTTGATTCTCTTTTCGAGCGTCAAACTCCAGCACAGATCGACGCGATTCTTGATGAGCAACTCGCGAGCGATGGCTCTGCTGAAAGTCGCTCATCGGAAACTGCCAAGTATGGAAACGCCAACAACAGCGTTGACAAGGCTTTTAACGAGCTTATGACTGGTAAGTAATTGAGGTTAGTCCCGCAGGGAGGCATGGGGAACAGATGCCTCTAATTTTTAAGGAAGGTTATGAACAAGTGGTGTAAGGCGCTCAATAAGAAATGTTGTGGCGGCTATTATAGCTCTGCCCCTTGTAGAGCAAAGTCCTGTAATCCAGAGCATCAATATTGTCAAGCGCATAAAAAACTATTAGGAGGAAATAAATGCACCAAGAACAAGCGAAATTAAAAGTAGTGAAAAATTATGATATTAACTCATACCCATCTGAGGTAACTGTTGAAACTATGGATGGATCCTATACATTTACCTTGACGGAAATGCGCCTGAAAGACATCAAACGGGATCAAAAGAACAATCAGGTTAGAGTTTTTGGCACTGTATCCAAAGAAATTGCTAGAAAGAGACTGTCTATTCTCGCAGATGGCCTTTTGACTCCTTTGTTCGTGGATTCAACATCATACTTGATTGAGGGATACACTAGAGATCCAGCGTTACGTGGACTGGGGTGGACTTCGGTACCTGTATATATGCTGGTGGACGCACGGCCAGCGGGAGCCAAACTAAAAAGATTGCAAGTTACCCTTAATAAGGTAAAGGGGTCTATTCAAGGCAATAGTGAGCCCGACATATTAGAAGTAGGAAAAGCAAGTCTTCTAGAAGATTGGCAATGTTTGTCTGACGAAAAGAAGGTTGAAAATGTTACTACTTTAGTAAACGACAGTCTACCACAAAACACTACTGTGAGTAGGAGAAGGTTGATAAGACAAATTTTTAATGAAGTTGGCAAAGGGCCGACGCTTCTTAAAGTGAATGGCTATGCGATGACAGATGCTCAACAGTGGCTGATCGAGAGAGATTTTCCGGAGTTTAAAACGTTTATTAAGAATGGGAAATTTAATAACGTGAAGTATTGTCGAGAAACAAATTCCATACCATGTGTTTTTCCCGCTAAGTTGGCCGCTAAAACTTTTGGGCTTCTTCTCCCGACTTTAATAGAATTAGAATCGGGTACTAGTAAAATCCCTCAAAAAGATCTGGAGAATGTGACTGTCCATTTTGTGGGGTTTTCTGATAAAAAAAACCCAACTGATATTCTTGATCAACGGGATGAGTATGTAGAACTATTAAAAAGATATATTGATAGCTCGCTTCATATTTTCTCTAGAAGAAACTTTGAGGTTATAAAATTCATTCCGCAGATCATGGAGGGTCCAAAGAAAGAAAATCAACATTCATTAATATCTTATCCATTTGTGGATAAAGGAGACACAGACAGCGATGGCTAGAAAAGCACAAACAAAGCCGGGTCGAGTAGCAATGCAAGATCTGATGAAGATCGTTAACAAGAAGGCCGGCAGAAATGTAGCCCATGATTTAACTGGCTCAAATCCCACGCAAGTAAAGGAATGGATCCCTACTGGCTCACGCTGGCTGGACTCCATTGTGTGTCGTGGACAAGTAGCCGGCATCCCCGTTGGGAAGATCACAGAGCTAGCAGGGTTGGAGTCCACAGGCAAGTCATACATGGCAGCACAGATAGCAGCAAACGCCCAGAAACAGGGTAAGCTTGTGGTGTATTTTGATTCCGAGTCTGCTATCGATCCTGACTTTTTGGAGCGCTCAGGCTGCGACCTAGAGCGTCTTATGTACATCCAGGCAACGTCTGTTGAGTTCGTCTTGGAGACGATTGAAGAGTTGCTTGGAGCGACTGATGAACAGCTTGTTTTCATCTGGGATTCGTTGGCATTGACGCCGGCTATTTCTGATATTGAAGGAGATTTTAATCCTCAATCATCGATGGCAGTGAAGGCTCGTATTCTGGCAAAGGGAATGTCAAAGCTTACTATTCCGATTGCGGATCAGCAAGCTACTTTTCTGGTTTTGAACCAGCTGAAGACAAACATTCCATCAGGGCCAATGGCACGACAGATTGCTATGGTAACTCCGTATACTACCCCTGGTGGTAAGGCTATGCATTACGCATACTCTTTGCGTATCTGGTTGACAGGGCGCAAGTCAAAGAGTTCTTTTGTCACAGACGAAAAGGGATTTCGCATTGGCTCAGAGGTGAGGTGTAAACTAGAAAAGTCTCGCTTTGGGACACAAGGCAGAAACTGTACTTTCCGTATTATGTGGGGTACAAAAGATATTGGTATCCGCGATGAGGAAAGCTGGTTTGATGCCATCAAGAGTTCAGATTATTTGACGAGTGCTGGTGCGTGGTATACGCTCACGATGCCCGATGGATATACCAAGAAGTTTCAACCGTCTAAGTGGAGTGGTTTGATTCGTGAAGATTCAGAATTTAGAGAAAAGATTCTCCAACTGATGGATGAGGAAGTGGTGAGAAAGTTCGATGAAAGATTGGGCAATGCGAAAGATTTTTACGAAGAAAATGAATAAAACATAAAGTTCATCCGTCTAAATACTGGGAAGAATATTCCCACATAGAAGGAGAAATAACATGTTAAATATTCTATCTTTGATGGTGCTCCTATCAGCACCAGCAGACGCACACCACAAGGCACATAAGTCGCCACCGCCGAAGCATAAACATCATGCGACGACACACCGGCACTCGCCTCCTCCACGACACCGACATCACGCACGCCGTGTTGTAGGGTGGAATTGGACACCAGGGCATTATGATCCTTATGGGCATTGGATTCGCGGAAGATGGTCATTCGGTGTTAAAGTAGTTATTTAAAACAAATAAACACTTGACTTCAGCCTCCTAAGCTAGTATACTTGGTATATGTTTAGGAGGTTTTCTTGTCTGAGCCCAGACAATGTGCAGAATACAATACGCAATCAGCAGACAGATATCATAAGTACAAGGGTAAGGTGAATCGATATATGGACTTGGCTAAGAGAGTAGCCAACCAATCAGTTTATCCAGAGTACAAACACGGCGCCGTCCTGGTTAAGGGTAGTTCTATTAGAAATACTGCATATAATAAAAACAATTTTTCGTCTTTCGGGAAAAGATTTCAAAAAGAGCACAACGGACGCACCACGGTGCATGCGGAATTGGGGGTTATTTTGGGACTTGATCGATCTATTACTACCGGCGCAACTGTGTACGTTGCACGCGTGGGTAAGTGCGGAGAATACAGGCTGAGTAAGCCGTGTTCGATGTGTCACGCTGCCATGAAGCACGTAGGTATTAAGAAGGTGGTGTATACCATTGATGATAAGATTGTGGGGAGTTATAAACTATGAAGAAATATAAAGTAGGGCAGTTAGTAAAAATAATAGACGACGTATCTCCTCCCAACAGATACTATGTAGGGCTTATTGTGGGCGACTGGAAGGAAGGTACCTATGAAATCCTGTGTGTAGGAGACAAGGCGCCAGATGTATTTTTTGAAAGTGAGATTGTTGAGGTGATAGGATGAATTTTATTCTGCCATTGCTGCTGGCATGCAGCTACGGACTTTACCCCAACGATAGTAAGTGTCCTGGGGGAAGTAATTGTTGGTGCCCTGGCGATACCGCACACGAACACCGGCCGCCACTCGATGATGACGGGCATATAATTTGCAAAGACACGGGCGATAAAGATGACAGAGAAGATTAACCACCCTAGCCACTATGGAGGCGAAGAGAATCCCTATGAGGCAATTAAAGTAATAGATGCATGGGGGCTGGGCTTTTGTTTAGGAAATGTGATTAAGTATATTTCACGAGCAGGTAAGAAAACTAAACACAGTATTGAGGATTTAGAAAAAGCCAAGTGGTATCTGGAACATCATATCCAAAATTTAAAAGGAGAAAAGGAATGAAAAGAGTATTAATTATTGATGCTTTGAATATGTATTTGAGGGCATACATTGTTGATCCCTCCATCTCTACCAATGGGCAACCTATTGGAGGGCTAAAAGGATCGTTAAAGATTTTACAGAAGCTTGTGAGAGATACGAAACCAGATCATGTAGTGATCGCTTGGGATGGCCCAGATGGTTCTCGAAAGCGCAAGACGATGGATAAGAACTACAAAGAGGGACGCAAGCCTATTCGATTGAATCGCGCCTTTCATAACTTATCAGAGGATGAGGAAACTACAAACAAGGTGTGGCAACAAAGTCGTTTGATTGAGTATCTAAATGAGATGCCGATCATCCAGACGATGCTACCTCAAATTGAAGCAGATGACGTTATCTCTTACATCACTCAGATGCCTTATTACAAGGGCTGGCAGAAGGTTATTGTTTCAAACGACAAAGACTTCTTTCAGTTGTGTGATGATGAGACTGTTTTGATGCGGCCAGTTAAAAAAGAATTGTTAAACAAAAATCGTATCATCGAGCAAACGGGAATTCACCCCACGAACATGGCACTAGCACGTGCAATCATTGGAGACGCCTCTGATAACCTTCCAGGTATTAAAGGTGTTGGATTTGCAACAGTAGCAAAAAGGCTTGATTTTTTATCGGAGGAAAAAGCTTATACAATTGAAGAGGTTATAGAACATTGTGAACACGCCGAAAGCAAACTTAGATTTTTTCCTAACATCATTGAGGGAAAGGAGATAATCGAACATAATTATAAAATGATGCAGTTGTACGCTCCCCAGATGTCTTTCCAATCTAAGATGGTGACGAAGGAAGCTGTCGAGAACTTTGAATTTACATTTAATAAAACTGAAATTATTCGTATGATGCGTGATGATGGATTTGGAGAACTAAATCTAGAAGATTTAAAAACGCACATGAATAAGATCGTGAGAGAATGTGGTTGACTTTTACCGTCAACGTGTTATAATAATAAACAAGAGGGCATAAATGACAAGAGAGGGCGCAAGCTTTGGGAAGTATGGAAAAGCTTTCCAAGAAGGACTGGTACAACTAATTTTCGAAGATCGGCCATTTGCCGATCAGATAATGGAAGTGTTTAATGTAAACTTTTTAGAGTTAGAATACTTGCGCGTCTTTGTACAGCGCATTATCACATATCGACAGAAGTATAATAAACATCCTTCGGTAGATGCTATTATTAGTATCCTACGAACTGACTTAGAGAAAGAAGATGAGATAGTTCAAAAACAGGTACGTGATTATTTTGCAAAGATACACAAGAAAGAACTCACTGATATAGAATACATTAAAGAGGCTAGCCTAGATTTCTGCCGGAAACAAAATCTTAAAGAGGCTATGATGAAATCCGTTGGACTGCTTCAGACGTGTTCTTTTGATGAGATTTCCAAAGTCATCAATGACTCATTAAGACTTGGTTCCGAGACTGATTTTGGACATGATTTTATTCAGGATTTTGAGGAGAGATATAAGCCCAAACATCGACGCCCCGTGACTACGGGCTGGAAAGACATCGACGGCATAAGCGGAGGCGGCTTGGGACAGAAAGAGATGGGGGTTGTTATTGCTCCCACCGGCGCCGGCAAGTCAATGGTGCTTGTACATCTTGGCGTCCAGGCGCTAAAAGAAAAGAAGGTGGTGGTACATTATACGCTGGAGTTGCCAGACACTGTGATTGGAAATCGGTATGATAGCTGTATCACTGGATATCCTCTTTCTAATTTACCCAGTTTTAAAGAAGATATTTATAAACAAATCAACCAGATTGATGGTAAACTAATCGTGAAAGAATATCCCACCAAGTCTGCTTCCACCAATACTATTCGAGCGCATTTGTCTCGCCTCGTCAAGCGAGGGATCGATCCTGGAATGATCATTGTTGATTATGCAGATTTATTGCGCCCAACTGTTATTAGAAAAGAGAGACGAAACGAATTGGAATCTATTTATGAAGAGCTTAGAGCGATTGCTTCTGAATTTAAGTGTGCCTTATGGACAGCTTCACAAACAAATAGATCTGGGCTAAGTGCAGAAGTGATTACAATGGAACAAATTTCAGAAGCCTTTAATAAGTGTTTCGTCGCAGATTTTATTTTTTCTGTGTCGCGCACCATTGAAGATAAAAAGAAGAACCAAGGAAAGATTTTTATTGCTAAAAACCGGAACGGTCCTGATGGAATTGTGTATGATATTTTTATGGATACATCAAATGTTAATATCAAAATACTTCCAAAGGCAACAACGCCACAGATACAGTTAAATCCCGTGGCGCTTGATCCTAAAAAGCAACAACAAGTATTACAAACAAGATATGAAAAGTTCAGAAAAGGGAGAAAATAATTTATGAGAACTTCACAAAATGTCCGCAGATTTAGATTGTCAGATGTGTTTATTGATCCGTATAAAACCCAAGAGATACCATGGGGCCCACTGGGATATGTCACGTTCAAGCGTACTTATGCGCGCCGACTGAACGAGTTTGATTCCGATGCTGTAGGTACTGAGGAGTGGTGGCAGACATGTCGCCGCGTCGTTGAGGGCATGTTTAATATGCAGAAACAACATGTCATTGATAACGGCTTAGAATGGAATGACGCAAAAGCACAACGAACCGCCAAGGATGCATATGATCGTTTGTTTAATTTGAAATGGACGCCACCTGGACGTGGGTTGTGGATGATGGGCACGAAGTTTGTTGAAGAAAAAACAGGCGCCGGCCTTTTTAATTGTGCCTTTCGATCTACTAGAGAACTCTCCTCCAAGGGAGGTTATTTATTTTCTTGGATGATGGACGCTTTGATGGTGGGTATTGGCGTGGGGTTTGACACTCTGGGCGCCGGTAGCCTCATTATCAAAGAGCCAGAACAAACCAACGACATTCATATTATTGATGACTCTAGAGAAGGCTGGGTGAATTCAGTTCATATCTTATTAGATGGATATTTCTTCGGGACTAAGGTACCCAAGTTTGATTATTCCGCCATCCGTCCTGAAGGTGCCCTCATTAAAGGATTTGGAGGCACTTCGAGTGGTGCCGCTCCTCTTAAAGAACTGCACGAAAATTTAGCAGAATTGTTTTTAGACAAGGTAGGCGAACCAATCACTTCAGTTGACATCGTTGATGTTGAGAATCTGATCGGTAGATGTGTTGTGGCAGGAAACGTTCGTCGGTCAGCCGCTCTGGCGATGGGCACCCACGATGACATGCATTATCTTCAGATGAAGAACGATCAAGAGAAGCTTTATCATCATCGTTGGGGTTCCAATAATTCTTTTGTGGCTGAAGTAGGAATGGACTATACGTGGCATGCAGAACAGAGCCAGAAGAATGGCGAGCCAGGATATATCTGGCTCAATAATGCACGCATCAGAGGAAGGTTTAAGGATCCTGAAAGATACGATGACATTAACGTTGCAGGGTTTAATCCTTGTGTTGAGCAACAGCTTGAAGATGGAGAGTTATGTTGTTTGGTTGAGACATATCCTGCCAAGCACGATTCTTATGAAGATTATTTAAAGACGCTTAAGATTGCCTATCTTTATGGCAAGACTGTTACTCTTACAAACACTCAATGGCCCGAAACCAACGCAAAGATGTTGAAGAATAGAAGAATCGGACTATCTCAGTCTGGAGTTGTACAGGCATTTAATAAGTTTGGAAGAAGAACAATGTATCAATGGTGCGACAATGCCTATAAGCATGTAGCCGAATTAGATGAGGAATATTCTAATTGGCTGTGCATCCCTAAGTCTGTTAGAACAACCTCTATCAAGCCATCCGGTACGGTTTCGTTGCTGAATGGATCCACCCCAGGAATTCATTTTCCTGAGAGCGAATACTATATTCGTCGCATTCGTTTTTCAAATCAATCTCAATTGTTGGTTGCACTTCAAAATGCTGGCTATACGATAGAAGATGATCAATACTCTCCTAATACTAAGGTGGTAGAGTTTCCTATTCATGAGCCTTATTTTGTAAAGGGCAAACGCAATGTAAGTATGTGGGAGCAGCTTGAGATCGCCGCCCAATATCAACATTATTGGGCAGATAATTCTGTTTCTATTACGGTTACATTTAATGACGAGGAGGCGCCCCAAATTAAAGATGCTCTAGAAATGTATGAAACGCGCCTTAAAGCTGTCTCTTTTTTGAGATATAAAGAGACAGGATACGAACAAGCTCCCTACGAAGCAATTGATAAGAGTACTTACAACCGTATGATAAAAAACATCTCCCCACTCCAGCGCGTGGAAGATGAAGAAGGCGGAAGCGGGACAAAGTTTTGTACAAATGATTCATGTACTATTTAATAGGAGGTATAAATGAATTTTAATCATCTTTTTGATCAAAAAAGAATCAAGACGGCAGGAAGATGCCCAACAGAATGTTATTGGGCGCCCACTGGTCACATCCGTGCTCTTGTGGGAGGCAAAGTAAATATTACAATGTATTGTAAACACTGCGGCAGCCGCGAAGATATTTTTTTGACATCGAAGGAGTTTGAGACTCATAAGAAAGTGCTAGAAAATGAGGTAGGAAATGTTTAAGCCGGTTAATCGTTATGTTTTGGTAGAAGGAACCAAAACAGAAGAAAATCAGACTGATACTGGAATCATTCTTCCCGATAGCTTTAAGCCGACTCAAGAAAGACATGCCACAGTAGTAGCTTTGGACTGGGCAGAAGATGTAAGGTTTAAAGACGCATTATCTGCGGTAGCAAATGTTGGCAAACATCCCACTCTAGTGGTGGACAAGTCCATGTTAGAGGAAATATGTGTAGATGGTGTGCTATATAATGTTATACTAGATAATTATATTATAGGAATATTTTAAAGGACATACAATGAATGGACAAAGATTTTTACAATGAAGCTTCTGCCAAAAAGCTTGGATGGGAACCCTCATGGTTTGGGGAAAAGTACTTTGACGATAAACTCGTTAGAGCTATCAAAAAATGGCAACGGAATAGAGAACTAACTCCGGACGGGCTTTGTGGGCCCATGACTTTTCGTCGTCTATGGACAGAAAGACAGGCAGACGTTGATGATCATAAGCCGCCCAACGTGAAATACTCTAATTATATTGTTTACAACGGTTCATATTTTCCCATTGACTGGGAGAAGATGGTATTATGGTCGGAAGGAGAAGGACACAAAGCAGAGAAAGGATCCTACTATGACTACACCGGTCGCCCGAAGCGCAACATACGGTACTTTGTAAATCATTGGGACGTATGTTTGTCGGCAGCTTCTTGCGCTAGAGTGTTAGATAAGAGAGGGATTTCAGTTCATTTCATGATTGATAATGACGGCACTATTTATCAGACATTAGATATGCAACACGCTGCATTTCATGCGGGATCTTCTCGCGCCAATCGGGCGTCAGTGGGCGTTGAAATATCTAACGCTTATTATTTAAAATATCAAGATACATATGTCAAACGGGGTCATGGCGAGCGTCCTATTATAGATGGCGCCTGGGTACACGGAACTAAATTGGATCCCTTTCTGGGATTTTATCCAGTTCAAATTGAAGCCCTCAAGGCTTTATGGAAAGCCATTCATGCTGCTACCGAGATACCCTATGAGGCTCCGAAGAGTCAGTTCGGCAAGATTTCTACAAAATATGAACAAGATGTTCCCTATGGAAAGTTTACAGGATTTGTAAGTCATTATCATGTTAGCAAGCGTAAGATTGATTGTGCCGGGCTAGACATTGTGGCATTGTTGGACGAGGTAAAGAACGACGAAGAATAACTATGTATTAATATGTTGTTTATACTCCTATTTGCGGGATGCTTGAATACAACCACTTATCCCTTACATTATTGTGCCATTAACCCTTCTGAGGTGTTTGCTGTGGGGAAGCCTAGGCAAACAGGTACCTGGAAACTTCCTCCCCTTGTGAAGATTTGTAAAGAGTTAAATATTTCTCGAACGAGAGTACAAATAGCTATAGCATATTGGAGAAATGTAGGCTATGAATTTCATGATGTTCTTTATGATTACGATTCTCCAGAATGCTTCGGCGTAAACTATGGAAATGGAATAATAATAACTGGAGGTACCCAAGATTTGCCTGAAGATTTACTTGCTGTAACTCGCACATCGGTAAACATAACAACAGGACACATTGTGAAATCAAAAATTTTTATTAGACAAAAAGATGTGAACCGACCCAGAGTTTTGGAACATGAATTGGGCCACGCTCTGGGGTGGAAGCACTATCCACAGAGTATGCATATCATGCACCCCCAATGGGAAAAGGGTGGGTATAGTAATGGTGGTATGGAAAAAAAAGGAATATAAAGAAAATGCCTATAACAATCACTGAAGCCGCAAAAAAGAAGGTGAGTTCTCTTCTTAGGAAACGTCAAACGCCTGAGCATTATTTGAAAGTGAGTGTTCAAAGCGGAGGGTGTTCGGGGTTTATGTATAATTATGAATTTATTGAGGCGCCAAATGATTCCGATAAAATATTTGAATTTGATGACGTTAGGATCTGTATCCCCAAGAAGTCTTATATACTATTGAATGGGATGGAGATCGACTACAAAGAAGAGTTGCTGAAGTCTGGATTAGTATTTAATGTTCCTTTAGCTCAGAGATCGTGCGGGTGCGGTGAATCAATTTCATTCTAATGATATTTGAATATGATAAAATAGTTATTGGGAGTAGTTTACGGGCAGTACTCTTTGCTTTTAACAATCGTGCGCCCTTGATTTTTTCCCACGAAGAACGTCCCTTTAGATTTGATCACTTCCAGCCTGATTTAGATTTTTCTTTTCTAAAACTCGAAAACGCTGAAAATTTTTTCCAAGCATTTGGCGAGATTTTGACTTTTGGGATACCCAAGGAAAAGTTGTGGGAACGTCTTCTTTTCTTCTTGTCACTCGATGGAAAAGTTCCTTTTTCTAATTTATGTAAAAGCATGAGACTGCACGAGAATAAAGTTATATGTTCAAACGAGTACTCAAAAATTGCCCAAATAAATTTTGAAACTTGCTATTTTTTCGGAGATCAAAATTGTTCAGGAATGAAAGAAAAAACACTTGCGAAACAAGATTATATATGTTATGATTGGATAGCATTCAATCGAGGAGGGAAGCATGACATTGATTACATCAAATTAGAAGACCCCTTCGTTAACGAGGTGTGGTTCTATCCTTCGGACAGAATTGATGGAGACACCCCGGTAAAGGATGCATGCGTCGTTTCGAGAATCAAGGAAGAAGATTTGCTCGATTTTGATTTTTCCGAAACAATGGCGCGATTTAAACTAATTTCCGAAATGGAAACCCGAGGTATGAAAGGAGTATTTAATGGGTACGGACCAAATGGCAAACCAAAATATTATAAATTTAGAACAACGTCTATCACAAGGACAAAGCGCAAAGAGAAAGATCCGTCGTGGAAAAGGCAGAATTCTATCGAGATGCCAGAACTTAAAGAAGAAGATCTACTCAGAGATCTACATTCGGCTAGTATGGCCTACGATAGATTTTTGAGGCATTTTTGACGACTATTCCGCGCCATTCTCATTTGGCAGGTATTATCCCAGTGGCAAACCTTAAGACAGATTTCGATATGGATGTTCCTGCCGTCATGATGCCTGTGGATGCTGGCTACACAGCTATCCAAAAGGCAGTATTCGAGTGCGCCATCGCTGGATGTCAAACCATCTGGATTGTTGCCAACGATGATTTGGCGCCCATCGTCAGAAAGAGGGTGGGAGAGTGGGTATATGATCCTGTATATTATTCTCGAAAATTTACTCAATTTTATCAAGGTGTGAGAAAAGAGATTCCTATTTATTATGTACCTGTCCATCCGAAGGATCGTGATAGACGCGACTCGTATGGGTGGGGGGCATTATATGGTATTCTTGCTGCTTGGAAGGTGGCATATAAAATATCTAAGTGGCTGTTGCCTGATAAGTATTATATTACTTTCCCTATGTCCGCGTATGACATTTATAACTTGAGAGAGCACAGGATCCAAATCTCCAGTATGAAAGAAAACTTTTTCCTAACACACGATGGCAAGACAGCAAAAGACAACTTGCCGCTTGCTTTCACCATGTTTGGAGATGATTTTAAAGCCTGCCGCACTGCAGTAAACAAAAAGACAACTAGGACATTTGTTAACCCCCCGGCAGGTGAAATGCCATCAGAGAAACTACCGTTGGAAGAACGATGGTCAGCACGGCATTTTGATTTTAAAGATGTGTTCGGTGAGGTGGGGGAAAAGAACGCAACACGCCTTGAATTGGAGTGGTTCTATGATCTCTCTAAGTGGCGAGAATACTGCGACTTTTTAGGTTCAAAAAATATTATAAAAAAGCCAGAAGAAGGCTTGACACAGACACACAAACATAGTAAGATAGCTTATGAGGGTAAGGAATGAAAAATATTAAATTTGTTGGGCTACATGCCCATAGTGTAGCGGGTTCAATTTTTGATGCCATTGGGTATCCACAAGCGCATATGGACTTCGCGTATGAGAATGGCAGTGATGCCTTAGCGCTAACTGATCATGGGAACATGAACGGGCTGGCGTATCAGGTGTTACACGCCAAGAAGATGCAGGCGGAAGGTAAAGACTTCAAACCTATCTTTGGTTGTGAGGCGTATTTTATCCCTTCCATCGCAGAGTGGAAAGAAGAGTACACCAATGCCATGGAAGATAAGAAGAAAGCCCGAAGTCTTAAAGCAGACAAGGCGTCAGGCGCCACTGTAGAGGACGAGGGCGCCAGCAAAAAGACACAGGACATCCTACGTAGGCGTAGACATTTAGTCCTGTTAGCGATGAACCAGACGGGCTTAAATAACCTCTTTAAATTGATCTCCGAGAGTTATAAAGCCGAGAATTTTTATCGGTACCCTCGCGTGGATTACGCATTGTTGGAGAAGTATGGAGAAGGCATCATTGCTGCATCTGCTTGTCTGGGTGGTGTGTATGCCGGCAACTTCTGGGAGAACCGAGAAGAGGGCGACGAAGCCGTGCTAGCTGCAATGCGCGACACAAGTAAGCGCATGGTAGACATCTTTGGAGATCGCTGGTACGCAGAGCTTCAATGGAACAACATTAAGGAACAACATCAACTGAATCAATATATTATTCAGACTGCACAAGAGTTTGGCATTGGACTGATTTCGACAGCCGATAGCCATTACCCCAACCCTGACGCTTGGAAGGATCGCGAGCTTTACAAGCGTCTTGGTTGGCTTGGTAAGGGTACGCCAGACTGGGCAGATGGAAATGAGCTTCCTGCCGGCGTAGAGGAGATTGGATACGAACTGTATCCTAAGAACGGCGATCAGATGTGGGAGTCATACAAGGAGTATTCTAAGGACTATGATTACGATGACGAGTTAGTTTTAAATTCAATTACCGAAACTCATCGAATTGCCCATGATCGGATTGAAGCGTTTCTTCCAGATAATACAGTTCGATTGCCGGATTTTGTTGTGCCAGCTGGCATGACAGCCACCAACGCGTTGGTAAAGCTTTCGATGGACGGATTAAAGGAGTTGGGATTCATTTATAATAACGAATATCTCAACCGCCTTAAGCACGAACTCAAGGTCATCGATGATCGCGGGTTTTCTAAGTACTTCCTTACCATGAAGGCGATCTCTGATCGTGCGTTGGGCACGATGCTCACGAGCCCAGGACGAGGATCAGCTGCAGGCTCATTGGTGGCGTATGCGCTGAACATTACTCAGATCGATCCTATTAAATATGGACTGCTGTTCTCTCGTTTCTTACGAGCAGACGCAACGGATTATCCGGATATCGACTATGATGTAGCGGATCCGATGGCTCTGAAGGAGGCACTGATTGAGGAGTGGGGAGAAGATACTGTTGCTCCTATCTCGAATTGGAACACGCTGCAGTTGCGCTCGCTCATTAAGGATATCTCCAAGTTGTATGGTATTCCATACACCGAAGTTAATAACGTAACAGGTAAGATGATCTACGAGGCAACACCCGAAGCCAAACGTCGCCATGGTATTAAGTCCGGAGTATACGCTCCGACGTGGGAAGAGGTTATGGAGTTTAGTTCATCCCTTCAGGAATTTTTGAGAACATATCCGAACATCAAGACTCACGTTGAAGCATTGGTGGGACAGGTGCGCTCTTGCTCCCGTCATGCTGGGGGTGTGGTGGTCGCGGAGAATCTAGACCGTTACATGCCGCTGATTAACTCTGGTGGCGTGAGACAGACGCCTTGGAGCGAAGGGCAGAACGTTCGACACTTGGAGCCTATGGGGTTCATTAAGTTCGATATCTTGGGACTCTCCACGCTTAAGATGATTGAGGAGTGTATTCGTCACATCTTGAAGCGTCATCATGACATCGCAGAGCCCACGTTTGAAGATGTGAAGGCGTATTATAATAATCACCTCCATCCAGATGTTATTGACTTGGATGATCAGAAGGTGTATGAAGACATTTTCCACGCAGGCAAGTGGGCTGGAATCTTTCAGTTCACAGAGCCAGGATCGCAGAAGTTCTGTAAGAGAGTGAAGCCGAGAAACATTATTGATATCTCCGCTGTTACTTCCATCTTCCGTCCAGGGCCACTAGCTGCCAATGTGCACGATGACTTTATGGAGGCACGAGAGCATCCACATCGTATCTCTTATCTTACAGATGAGGTACGGGAGATTACGGAGGAAACATATGGTTTCCTGATCTTCCAAGAACAGATCGCCAAGATTGCCCACACGTTGGGCAAGGATCTGTCTTTGGACGAGGGAAATAAACTACGCAAGCTTTTAACAAAGAAAGGAACAGGTAAAGGAAATGCAGCAAAGAGAAAGATTTATAACAAGTTCATCGCAGGATGCGAAGAAAAAGGAATTAGCAAGGATAGCGCGCAAACTCTATGGAATAACTTTGAATACTTTTCAGGCTACGGTTTTAATAAGTCTCATGCTGTTTCCTATAGTGTGTTGTCTTATCAGTGCGCTTTCCTATTTGCATATTATCCCGTAGAGTGGCTAGCTGCGTTCTTGGACAAAGAACCAGAGAGTAGAAAAGAAAAAGCAATTAACGTTGCGAAGAAGTATGGGTATGAGATCGAACCGCTCGACATCAATAAGTCGGGTGTTATCTGGGAGATTAGCGCTGATGGAAAGACATTGATTCAACCGCTTACCTCTATCAAAGGCTTGGGGATGTCAGCTATTGATCAGATTTTAAACAACCGTCCATTTGAGAACGCAGAGGATCTCTTGTTCAAAGAAGGCGTTAAATACAGCAAACTGAACAAGAAATCGTTGGATGCTCTTTGTCGAGGAGGAGCGTTGGAGGGTTTAATTGATGACAGATTTACGGGCATGAAACACTTTTGGTCTGCCTGTATTGTGGAACGGCCAAAGACAACAAAGAAGCTCGCAGATAATATCGAACTTTATCGTCCGGAAGGACACTTCACAGAGGAAGAAATTATTCAGTTTAGAACCGATCTTACGGGAGTTTTTCCCTTGAATCTGGTGGTAGACGACAAAATGCTGAAGAAATTGAGCGACAAATATATTCCACCGATTTCAGAATTCGATAGTTTATTGAATGTGTGTTGGTTTATTCCCCGCAAGATTGTTCCGAAGAAGACTAAGAACGGTAAAGATTATTGGATTGTTGAAGTTATCGATAGCAACAACGAACAGACAAGAATTCGATGCTGGGGAATCAAGCCCGAGAAAGATAGGATCTTGCTTAATAAACCATATATGGCAAAGCTGAAATATGATGAACAGTGGGGCTTCTCAACTTACGCTATTGGGAAAACATTTAAGAGATTGAGTTGACTAATTATTTAAGGAGGGACACGCAATGAATATAATTAAATACTTTAGTCCACTGATAAAAGATCAAGAACTGGTGGAAGACTTGCCAGTGGTGATTCGTGTCAGAAAATTTGATGAAAGCAGCGCCAATGAGTTTGCGAAACAGATGTGCAAGGCACAGAATACCGGACAACCAATTATACCCATTATAATTGATAGTTATGGGGGGCAGGTATATTCATTAATGTCAATGATATCTGATATTAAACATTCTAAAATCCCCGTAGCCACCATTATTCAAGGCAAAGCAATGTCATGTGGCGCAGTATTGGCAAGCTTTGGCGCCGAAGGTAAAAGATATATGGATGCTGATGCCACTGTAATGATTCACGATGTTAGTTCGATGGTAGGCGGAAAAGTAGAAGAGATCAAATCAGACGCCGCCGAAACGGAAAGATTGAATAAAAAGATCTTTTTGATGATGGCAGAAAATTGCGGAAAGCCCGAAGAACATTTTTTAGATATTATACATCAGAGGGGGCATGCCGACTGGTATCTTGCGCCCCACGAATGCAGGCGTCATAATTTAGTTAATCATTTACACGTTCCTACTCTAAATATTAACGTAAAAGTTGAATTTAAATTCAAATAACGAGGAATAAAATGTGGGCGTTGCGCATAAACTTAAATGGAAGAGGAGTATTCATACTCTTAAATATTTGCATGAGGAGCTTAAGCTGGTTAAGGAAGTAAATCAGGAGACTGCCCCAGATTTTGAAATATATTACCACCAATATTGTGCAAAGAACGATATTGATGTGAAAAAACTCAATAAAGAACATCGTGAAAGAATCAAAGATGTTTATAATGTCAAAGATGTATCTTCCTTTGAAGCGCCCCCTCCCGATGTTACGGGCTCTTTATCGATTTACATGGACACCGACGATAACTTAGATAATGAATATCAAAGTACGCAGGATGATTTAGAAGTTCGTGAAGCGTTTACCAAGCTGTATAAGAAACTGGCAATGATCTTGCATCCCGATAAGATAGATGCCTCTCTCCCGCATAAAGAATATTATGAGAAGATAGGATCTTTTAAAAAGATTAATGCCGCATTTGAGAAAAGACAATATTTTGTACTGTTGGAATATGCCGACAGATATAATATTGCTACCCCCAAGAACTATGCACAACAAATAAGATGGATGAAGATGGAAAGCGAAAAACTCTATCAAGAGGTAGCCCATGAAAAGAGAACGTTCAATTATTTGTTCGGTGAGTGTGAGACGGACAATGAAAAAGATCAAGTAATTAAAAGCTTTATGAATCAGCTTTTTGGATTAGTGTTAATTTAAATAAAACCTCACAAAAAGCTTGACACAGGCGCTTCAGTCTGATATATTAATAATACAAAAGGAGGCATATATGGCCACAAACAACACAGACAAGGATCGTTATATTTTGGAATATGTTCGATCATTAAACGCCATCGAAGAAGCGATGGAACCATACAAGGAGCAGAAGAGGGAACTTCGCAAGGAGTTTCGTGACAACGGGTGGTTGTCCACCGATGAGATTCGCACTGCCGTAAAGGCATATCGTTTTATGAAGAGCGAATTGAACGTCGATGAATTCTATGATGCTTACAATCTTATTCTGAATAAGAAGAGGAACACCAATGCTGCTTGAATACGCATTAGTCCACCCAACCGCTAACGAACCAGCCCGCGCCAATCCATCGGATGCCGGGTTGGACGTGCGGTACTCACCCCCGCCCGGCGACTTACACAAGGCAGTGTCTATTGCCCCAGGACAGAGTAAGATTCTCTCTACTGGTTTACGATTCGGAGTCCCGCATGGTTATATGTTGGAAGTAAAGAATCGTTCTAGCGTAGCAGCTAAGCGTAGCTTGCTGGTGGGGGCGTGTGTTGTTGATTCAGGTTATGATGGAGAGGTGTTTATCAATCTTCATAATGTAGGAAACACGACACAAACTATCGAAGCAGGCACAAAGATCGCACAAGTTGTGATGGTGCCTGTGGTCCACTTTAGAGCCATCAGGCGAAGAGATGGCGAATTATATGAATATCCAATTACAATGAGCGCCAGAGGCGCAGGAGCACTAGGGAGCACAGATGAAAAGTCTTAAAGAATCACTTGAAATTTTGAGAAGCAAGGAGTTCGCACTCCACGTCATCAACCTCGTCGAGAGAACCGCAGCAGCACACTTCGCACCTGCCGCCCTAATGGACGACAGCATCGTCACCATCCGTGACTGGGCAGAAGCCATCGAAGAGCGAAAGCGTCAGCAGACATCAGCAGTAAGTGTTCGTTTTGCCTATGACTTTGAGTTCGCACTCGTCAGAGCCTGTAAAGACTTCGGCATTGCCGTTCTCGGCAAAGAAGAAGGTGACGCACCAGGACACGACTTCCGTGTAATAACGTCAGACGACGGCATTATCCCATTTGAGGTGAAAACCACCCAGAGCGCTGACGGCTGGACGGGTTCAACTCATTCCAAGGGAAAAGGAAAGGCAGAAAGCTATGTCTTAGTCAGCTACGAGCTTGATTACGAACTTCCCATCCCAAAGAACACCTTCTCCTTCGCCAACGTTATCAAGGCAGTCCATTTCTCAGTATTGGACAACTGTGCCGTTGCTTGGAACGGAGAGGCAACAGACAACAACAGCAGCACCACGGGCAAGATACACGTCAACTTTGTTGATGAATACCGCAAGTCCATCTCTCTCGGCTCTGTATACCCAAAGACGAAGTGGTGTAAATGTCTCAGAGAAGACATCGCACAATACCGAGGAGTAGAAATTGAAGCAGCTTAATCAAATCATCTGTGGAGACAGCATTGAAGTGCTTAAAGGACTACCAGACAACTCAGTGGACATGGTGGTAACATCGCCCCCTTATGATAATCTGAGAGCGTATCAAGATTTAATTGATGATATGAAGGAAGAGTACAACGGATATTCGTTTCCTTTTGAACAGATTGCTGGCGAGCTAGCCAGAGTTGTAAAGAAAGGTGGTGTAGTCGTATGGGTAGTGGGGGATGCTGTCATGAAAGGTGGCGAAACTGGCTCCTCTTTTCGACAGGCTTTATACTTCATGGAGAAGGGTTTCAAGCTGCATGACACGATGATTTATGAAAAGAATGGAAGTTCTTTCCCTGCTCGTCGCGACGGCAATCGTTACTCTCAACTCTTTGAATATATGTTTGTATTCAGTAACGGCGCGAAGCCTAAGACTGCAAATCTGATTTGTGATAAACCTAACAGATGGGCAGGTTACACCCACTTTGGAAAGGGCAGCATTCGTAACAAGAAGGGCGAATTGATTGAGCGGAATATCAAGCCCATCCCGGAATTTTCTCCACGTAATAATATTTGGAAGTACAACACCGGGAAGAACTATTCTACGAAGGACAAGATTGCATTTGGTCACCCAGCCATCTTTCCGGAACAGCTAGCAGCTGATCATATCTTAACCTGGACTGAACCAGGGGATGTGGTTCTGGATCCTTTTAATGGCTCTGGAACGACTACAAAGATGGCAGCTATGAATGAGAGAAACTATGTTGGGATTGATATTTCCCAAGACTATTGTGATATTGCACGTGAACGTTTAGAAATGATAAAAAAAAAGAGAGCAAGTTAAATGAATAAAACAACACAAAAAACATTATTTAGTTCCAAGACAGGCGAATGGGCAACCCCAACTGAGTTTTTTAATAAACTTGATTGGAGATTTGGAAAGTTTACTTTGGATCCCTGTGCCACGTCGGAGAACCATAAGACGAAGAAGTACTACACTCTTGAAGACAATGGACTGGAACAAGACTGGAAAGGGGAAACTGTTTTCGTTAATCCTCCCTACAGCAACCTCTCAGAGTGGGTAGAGAAGGGATATAGAGAAAGCCAGAAGGATGATACTAAGGTAGTAATGCTTATCCCTGCGAGAACTGACACCAAGTACTGGCACAATTATGTAATGCGCGCCACAGAGATTCACTTTATCAAGGGGCGCCTCAAGTTTGGCGACTCTAAGAACTCTGCTCCCTTTCCATCTGCAGTAGTAGTGTTTAATCCGGGTACTTCTTATGTACGTAATTTATACCCTTCAGTATACACGATGGAGCGATGATGAACAGGAAACAAAGACGGGCCCTAGATAGGGCATCCCCTGCTGAAAAAGCCATGGCAAATAAGGTTGCCATGTTTGGAGAATTACCGAGTATGTGTACTGCCTGCCACAAGGATTTTGACAAAACAGATCGAGAGATGGTATCATCGTGGTCAGTCGTGGTTCGCGAGGCTAATAAAACTGTACGTCTGTTTTGTCCCGAATGCATTGATAAAACTAGAGACGCCTTAAAGGAGACAGAAAATGTCGATTGATCGATTGTCTAAGCCGGCATTGCAAAAGCTATTATCCGGACAGGTTAAAGAAGCAGCTACATGTGTTATTAAGTTTTATTCCAATGGATGTCATTTGTGCCACAAGTTGAGCGCTCCTTACAAGGATATAGCTGATAAAAAAGAGTTTTCGGATATTCATTTTTTTGCATTTAATATTGCCGATTACCCTCAAGCAGAGAAGGTATTGGGGTTTGATGGTGTTCCCACTATTACCATGTTGAAGACGGGAGTGCGACAGCCTAAGATTCGTATTTTAAAAGATCCGACTGAGCCCAATAAAGATACATGGTATCATCTGTCGGACATTGAACAGTTTATTGAAAAGGAGAAGAAATGAAAGAAGTTTTATCATATGATGATGTATTATTAGTGCCCCAGTATTCAGATATCCGTACCCGAAGCGAAGTAGATATTTTGTCTAATTTAGGAAAAGGGGTAACGTTACAGCTTCCCATTATTTCATCGCCCATGGACACCATTTCGGAAAGCAGGATGGCAATTGCCATGACATCGTTTGGCGGTACTGGGATTATTCATCGTTATAACAGCGTTGATGAGCAGGCGCTGTGTGTTAAGAACGTTTGCAGTGTTATGAGTCTAACTTTTTTGCCACGTATAGAGCACAACGTAGGGGCAGCTATTGGCGTCACCGGTGATTATCTTGAACGCGCAGCTGAACTATTAGATGCCGGCGTAGATTTTTTATGTATTGATGTGGCACACGGCCATCATATCGTTATGAAAGAAGCCCTCCAAGAATTAAGAAAGCTATGTTCTGATAATTTTCATATTATGGCAGGTAATGTAGCTACGCTTCAGGGTATAAATGACTTGGCTGATTGGGGAGCCGATAGCGTCCGTTGTAATATTGGAGGAGGTTCTATTTGTTCGACTCGTATCCAGACGGGACATGGCATGCCGGGACTTCAAACCATTATGGAGTGTGCTCAGACAGACAGAGATGTAGCTATTATTGCTGACGGAGGCATTAGAAACTCCGGTGATATCGTAAAAGCTCTTGCTGCTGGCGCTCACGCCGTAATGTGTGGTTCGTTGCTAGCAGGCACAGATGAAACACCAGGAAAAGTCCTTGAGGATTCTGATGGCTTGCATTGGAAGTCGTATCGCGGCATGGCAAGCAAAGAGGCTCAAGTCAGTTGGCGTGGTAGGTATAGTTCTTTTGAGGGTGTTGCCGCCAGGGTGCCCTATCGAGGTTCGGTTAAATCCATCCTGGAAGACTTAGAGCGAGGCATGCGATCCGGTTTATCGTATAGCGGCTGTCGCTCCATTAATGAATTGCATGCTAGATCGCGGTTTGTTCGACAAACACACTCTGGCTTGTCAGAGAGCCATACCCATATTAAAACGAGGGAGTGGTGATGTCTACGGATATAGATTATGGAAACCTAACAAAACGAATAATTTTCACAGACAATGATCACAGGCAAGCACAACTTTTAATTAGATTAAAACAGGACGGACTTACACAGTCTGCTTTTTTCCGCCACATGATAACTGCATATATCACAGGCGATCATAGAATTCAAGGGTATGTTGATGAAGTAAAAGATCAGTCTAAAATCAAAAAGGCAAAATCTGCGCAGCTGCGCCAAAAAGGAAAAAACACCCTTAAAGATTTTGCGCTTAGCGAGGGTGATATTGAAAACATTTTTGACTTGCTAGAAGAGGAGCACCCAGAACTATGAAAGGAAACGGATTACTAGAGTGCTCAAAGTATTGTTTAGAAAAGGAAGTTGCGTGTCCTATAACAGAGTGTCGTCTTTGGGTAGATTATGAAAAGGAACACAATTGTTGTTTAATATCTGTTTATGAAAATGGCAGAATGACTCTCAGAGAGGCAGCGGAACGTTTGGGTATATCTTTTGCAAGAGTAAAACAAATAGAAGTTAAAGCTTTAGAAAAACTCAAAAAACGCCTCTCAAATGCAAATGTGCTTTTTTAATGCCTTTATTAAAACACAACACTATTTATATTTGAGTTTGTATATTTTAAGGAGATTTGATAATGGCTCGAAAGACTTTGCTAACCGAATCCGAGATTCGGAGATTTATGAAGCTGGCTAGCATGCCTGCTATTGGTAGCGATAGGATGGGCACGCTTTCTGAGCAGCCTGTGATGGATGACGAAGCCGTTGAAGCGGAAGAGGAATTTGATATGGGCGGCGACGAAGAAGTAGCTGTCGAAGATGAAATGGAAATGGATGTTGAGCCTGAAGGCGAGATGGATATGGGTATGGATGAAGAGGGTGCTGAAGAGTTAGCTCCCGAAGCTGTTTCTGCCGTAGAAGACGCACTAGAAACCATGCTTGATGCCATGGGAAGTGCCTTAGAACCATATGGTGTCGTGATGGATGCTGAGCGCTCCGAAGGCGGCGACGAAGAATTAGAGATGGACGCTGAACTCGAAGAGCCAGGGGGAGAAGAGATGGAAATGGACATCGACGCTGACATATCTCCCGAAGGTGGAGAAGAGGTTGTAGCGGACGAAGAAGAGATGGTAGCCGAAGTGGCACGGCGAGTGGCTGCACGTTTGATGCGGGAGTCTCGTCGCGCAAAGATGGCTGACACACTAACAGAACGAATTATGAAAAGATTGCTAGTAAAGTAGTTGACAAAAAAACTACAAGCTGTTATAATTAAGCCATCAGTAGAAATACTGGTGGTTATTTTGTGAAAGGTGATGAATGGAGTGGCTTTTATATTTTCTGGCTTTTGGTTTTGGATATCTGACGTGTAAGACGTTTTATTTTTTTCATGCTAATAGAACTGGAATAGTAATAGTAAAAAGCGCCCAAGTTATTAGCCTAGCCATCCTCGCAAAGTCAATGGAAAACTTTGCCTTCTCACGAACTTACAAAATTCTCACCCTCCAAGAAAGCAACGCGAGTGAACAGAATATTAATGCTTATACTATCAACATTGATTTGGCTATCGAGTCGTATAAAAAAAAAGCAATAAAGCATATTGTGGAACAGCACTCCAAGTTTTTTAAGGAGATTTTAGATTTTAACGATTGGGAATCAGGGATGGACTTTTTAGAACAACATAAGGAGGTGGCTCATGCATTCCTCGCTGAAGAGTAATGTATTAGACATATTAAAAGAAAAGCTGCGAAACTTTTTTGAAGCGACTGAGGAAAAACCTGAAGAGAAAAAAATAGTGCTGGTTGATCCTTCCAAGTTGCAAGGAGGGGAGCCAGAGATTAACTTGAGGACAATCGGCTTGTTCTCTGACATACTAGAGGAGCCCATAGCCGAATTAGTTCATGCGCTTTTATATATGAATGAAACGAACAAAGGCAAAGAAGAAGAAGACAAAGAGTCTATTGAGTTTTATCTGTCTACCTACGGTGGCTCTGCTGATGATATGTTTGCATTATATGATATAATGAAAAATATCCAGAAGACAACAGAGATTCATACCGTAGGTGTTGGAAAGGTTATGTCGGCCGGCGTACCACTGCTTGCTTGCGGAACAAAGGGCAAGCGTAGGATTGCAAAGAACTGCCGTATTATGATTCATTCAGTAAGTGCCGGCAACCAGGGAAATATTCATGATCTCGTTAACGAATTAGAGGCGGTCGAAGAACTACAAAAAATGTACATAAATTGTTTAGTAGAGGAAACAAAAATGACGGAATCTCAACTTAAAAAAATGTTAAAACGTAAAGTGAATGTCTATTTATCTGCAGAGCAAGCAATTAAGTTAGGAATCGCTGACGAAATATTATGAGGATAACATATGTCTGAACTATCTGAGATTTTGAGAAAAGAATATAAAAAGAAAGAAGAAAAGAAGCCTATTGACTTTTCTATGTTAATGGAAATGGTTGAGCAGCTGTATGATGCCATTGAGCCAGAGGTGATATCAGAGGAAGATGGCCATCGATTTAGTGTTGATATTGATCTTCCAAAGTTGATTCCAACTGAGTCTTGGGGAGACCCTGGTAGTCAGTCCCGTCAAGAAGTTGAGAGAATTTTTGCTTCTGTTACGGGCGGTGGCAATATGAGAGCGCGAATTGCACACGTTAATTCTTTTTTGGACCCAGCGGCGGCTAAACGCAAGGCGCCCGGCGGCCAGACGAACACGCTCTTGAATATGATGATGATTATCGAAGCACTACAAGCAACGCTCAACGATTATAACGAGGCATCTTCCGGATTTGTATTTGAAGCATTTATGGCAGCACTTACGGGAGGCAGACAAGAAGCTGGTCGCGTTGGCGGCACTCTCCCAATTGAAGATTTTATCACCGGCGCCGGCGAAAATGTTAGTTTAAAACTTTTGAGCCCTGATACGGTTATTCACGGTAGCTTTACTAATCTCATTGACTATCTTTTCCTCCGAGGAGGAGGAGGTGTTCCTTCGATTAAATACTTGATTGCCCTTAAAGACACAGAAGGCGACAATGTTTCTAAGTTGACTCTCTTTGCTTTTGAAATTACTCGCGAGAATTTCGTTGATGCGATGTTGGGTGCGAAGAACGGCCATCTTCTAGGTGACGCGGCAGAGGATCTTAGGGTACAAATAAAAGCATACCCACAGGATCCCAAGTTAGCTAGCAAGTGGAGACAAGATATGTTCGATGTCTTGCAGCGAGTTCCAGGCTATACCAAAAACAAAGGCATGTTTTATAAGAATGTTGATGAGACGGGTGAATTTGATGAGGATGCCGGAAGCAAACGTGACACTAGCGCACAAAAGAAAAAGTCTTATGCTCGTGTACTACAGCAGGGCAGTCAAGTAGAAGCTTATAATGTCGGAAGACAAGCCGCACTCAGTGGGGAAGCTCCAGATGAATCTGTGTTTACCCCTGAGTCTGAGCCTGATGTTGATCCGAAGGCATTGAGAGTGCTAAGAAAGAGATATGAAGAGGGCTATGCAAAGGGACTTGAAGACATCGCTGCCCGGGCCACACAAGAACCCGTAGCAGAATCTATGGGCTACTTTGGGTGTTTTCATGAAGATGAAAAAAGAATGATGAAAGAAGAGTTGCTTCTATTGGAAGCGGGAAAAAGTGAAGGTGGAAGTCAATGGGGGATAAGTAGAACACAAATGACTGCAATGACGGGACTTCTCCTCACCGAGCATTATGGCGAAATAAACTTGTCGTCAGAGAATATTAAAAAGATAGCAAAGATATATACTGATAAACTGGGTAAAGACTTAATCTCCTTACTGACGCTTACAAAGGAATTTACAGAAAATATTGGCAAATACTATAGCACTGAAGAACGCAGTGAGGCTACCGCAGCTAATTCTACGGCTCAAAAACAAGGCGAAGAAATAGTTAAAACTTTGAAGGCGGATCCCCGCGAAGCATAAAATAAAGACTTGACATATAATCAAAAAGAGATTATACTATTACTAGAGAGGTGATTATTGACTAGAGATTATGACAGCAAACAAACTCTACAACAGAAAATTATGAAGGGAGTAAACGTTCTTGCTGACAACGTAGCTTCCACACTAGGCCCCAAGGGGCGCAATGTACTTTTACAGGAGAAAGGAAAGACACCATTTATTACTAAGGACGGTGTAACTGTGGCGCACTTTGTTGCGTTAGACGATCCCTTTGAAAATGCTGGAGTACAAATTATCAAACAAGCAGCAGTAGAAACTAATAACACTGCTGGCGACGGGACGACCACGTCCACCGTACTGGCGAGAGCAATCTTAAGAGAATCACAGAAATATGTCGCTTCAGGTGTCTCGCCTTACGATTTACAAAAAGGAATAGAACTTGCAACTAAAGAAATTACAGAAAAGCTTAGAACACAAGCGCGCCCAGTTAGAAGTTCAGATGAGATCGCTCATGTTGCGACCATTTCTGCCAACAATGATGAATCAATCGGAAAACTTATCGCTCTTGCTGTTGATCGTGTGGGTCAAGATGGATCTATTACTATTGAAGAGTCGCGATCTTTGGAGACTTCATTAGATGTTACAGAGGGGTTCCGGCTTAATAGTGGTTATTGCGCTAATGCTTTCATCACTGACGAGCGTCGTGCTACTATGCACCACGATGATCCGTTGCTTCTGGTAACAGATTACAAGATTGATGCAGTAGAACAGATTCTCCCTTTGCTAGAAATGACAGCTAGAGAGGCTAGGCCGCTGGTGGTGGTAGCGGAAGACATCGACGGACAAGCATTGGCAGCAATGATTATGAACGCAATGCGTGGCACTCTTAAGGTGGCAGCGATTAAGGCTCCCCATTATGGCGAAGAGCGCCGAACTACTCTTTCGGATCTTGCCGTTTCTACTGGTGCCACATTTATTACTCGTGAATCGGGCATCAAACTTAAAGATGTAAAAATGATTCATTTAGGCAGTGCAAAATTTATTGAGAGTAATAAATATAATACTACCGTAGTGGGTGGTAAATGTGATTTTGAAATAGTAGAGCAGCGCATAGAAACGTTGAAAAACATAATTAAAGACACCGAAGATTTGAAAGAATGTACAGCAGTTCAAGAAAGAATTGTGCGCCTGGCATCGGGAGTAGCAGTGATTCGTGTTGGAGGCACAACCGAAGTGGAAATGACAGAAAAGAAACATAGGATAGAAGATGCCCTGGAGGCAGTACGCTCTGCGCAGGAAGAGGGGATTATTGCAGGAGGAGGGTGTGCATTGTTGCGCGCCTCTAATACTTTAGTGATTACAGCTAAAGAACGAGACATCGCTATAGGCGCAGCCATTGTACAAGCTGCATGCAAAGAGCCCATCAGGCAGATGGCTCTGAACGCTAACGAATCTCCAGATTTGATTATTAATAAGATATTGGAATCCGGAGAAGAAAAAGGTTGGGATTTTAAAAATGGAAAATTGACAGATATGTTAGTGGACGGTATTATAGATCCCGTTAAAGTAACGAGAGTTGCTTTACAGAATGCCGCTAGTTGTGCTGGCACTCTCATCACAACTAATTATGGTATCATACAAACAGGATAAAAAATGAAAATAACAAAAGGAGATTTATGCTACATCCCACAAGATGTTACATTGCTTAATGAGCTTGAAAAAGCTCCATCAGAATATATTAAAACTTTAAAACCACAGGCGGCGATTGTCATTGACGATTTCGTGACGCCCACGTGGATAAAAGTATTTTTTCAAGGCTCACAATGGTATGTTTCAAGAGAGCAAGTGTATCCAATGAACGTGGAGGAAGTAAATGTTAATCAAGCTAACCGAAGTGTGTAACAATAATGCTATTACATCACAGCAAACTTATACTTTACGAGAGATTTTTATTAATCCCGAACATGTAGTAATGATCCGTGAAGAATCACGAATGAAACAATTAAATGAACAAGGAAAGCTACCGTCTGAGCTAAATAAAAACCACAGATTTTCGAAGTTAAGCATTAATCGCGGCCACACCGGCTCTGAGATTGTAGTGGTAGGCGCGCCAGAAACTATTGAAACGGCGCTAAATAAGACTAAAACAAAACAAGTAATAAGAGGTTAAAAAAATGGGACAGAGAATTACTATTCAATATTCAATTGATTTGGACGATTTGGGGCTAGAGATATCGCGTTTGGTGAGTCAGGCTGCAGAAAATGTGGAGGAAACGGCTGCATGGCTGAGACATATTATTGGAAGAGACGCCGATGGAGACATTTTGTCTTTGAATACAGTACGTGAGTTATATGCCACAAGAGAAAAGCTAGAAAAAGTAGATCATTCTTTAACAGATATATCCACTCTTATTGCCAGTTATGTTCAATATCAGGCTCAACCGCCCTCGGTACCCAATACAGTGGTTAACTCGGATCCTGAGCAGTCGTCTCCCACACTAGATGAATCTATCGAAGACTTTAAAAGCACGGTTGCCGATGTAAATCCCTACGATGAAGTCACCGATTAAAGAAAATATTAATAGATTTAAATCTTTGGCTGTTTTAAAAGAGTTGATTCCCAAGGGAAGCGTGATAGACTCTTATTTTCTGTTTTCAGGAGAGCTAGAGTTTAAATTAGCTGAAGCGGAACGATTTGTTATTGGACACACCAACAAATATGTGGTGTATGAATTTTGGAAATGTGCTTTAGAGGATCCTGTAAAAATAGAAGCTATGGCTCGATATCTTTATCCTATTGGCACCAGTGAAGCATTTCACACCTTTCAAGCTCAGTGGCACACTTATAAAGACGAATACGCGAGATCGGCATTGTTTTTTTTACTTAATCGCTGCTCGGAGAGCGGTTGGATTTCGGCAGGACGGTTTAATGATGAAAATCTTAATCCTATCGCATTCTCCTATTTGAAAAAGTTTTCCCCTAAAAATTTTTTTCTTACCTTTGATGATAGTCCCACCTTGATAGAGACACTCCCTCAAGGCTCCCCTCAGAGCGATTATAGGCTCTTCCCCATTGGACAATTTAATTATAACTTATTAGAATACGGCAGAAACACAGGACTAGAAATGACACGAGTTTATCATAAACGATTTAGAGAAGCGCTTGAAGAAGTAAAAGACAAGTGGATTGTACTTTATAAATACCATCCCCAAGCGCACACTCTCTACAAAGATTGCAACATCCGCATGATTGATAAGTATGGACGAGAAACTCAAGAAAAAGAACAGTGCGAGGAAATGATAATTGCCAACTTCTAAGATATTATTAGCATGTTTGTTGTTTACTATCGGACAGCTATTCGGATGGTTCCATCTCAACTCTCAGTTTGTATGGGAGTGGTGGAGAGATAAGCCTATTTTGCCCATTGTGGTGTTCACCTTTCCAGCTTCTTTGTGCTTTTGGTATGGGATGCAGTTAGCATATGCCGAGATGGGGGAAATATGGGGCCCTAGGTTTTTAATCTTCGCCCTGTCCTATCTTACCTTTCCTTTGCTTACTTGGCATTTCCTAGGTGAGAGTATGTTTACCGCAAAAACTATGACATGTGTATTCTTAGCCTTTATAATTGCCTCCATCCAATTGTTCTGGAGATGAAATAGGAAATAACTAACTATTTATAGTGTTGGAGTATAATTTAAATGGACATTGCTACTGGAACGTGGTTTAAATACCTTAGAGAGAGTAAAGAAAAGCCGAAAAAGCCGAAATGTAAGACACTTTTCACCGAGATTTCCCGAGAGGAACACGAAAGTCTAACAACCTGGATAATGAACCAGGGAGATATCAATCCCGAGTTGGATGATCTCTTTGGTGGACGCGGCAAGATGCGCGTTGCGTTTCCTATGGCTGGACAAGACGGCCGCAACCTAGCACAGATTGTTAGTGCTCTGATGAGTGAGAGTTGGCACCCTCCACGCATAAACAACGCTGGCGTCAAGAAATTTAAAACAAAAGAAGTCAAACAAAAAGGCAAGCGCCGTGTTGGGGAGTTACCTCCCGACTTTGGCATGCCACATCCTCAAACCAACCCCGATCCGCGTCCTGTTGAGGAATACTATGAGGACAAATGGATAGCAGAGTTGAACCTAGAAAAGACTTATGACTTCACTATACCTGCTGGCCCGCGAAAAGGCGAAAAAATTAAAAAGACGGATAAAACCACAATGTCCCGCGCCATCGGCAAGCTCGCGAAACAAGGCAAGATAGATGACGAACTCTTAGAGTGGTGGAATCAGAAGCAGATCTATTACACTAACGATAATAAATGGGAAGACGTTCAAGAGTTGTTTGATATGACTTCCACGGAACACAAATACTCCATTATTGTTTCCCGTGCGCCTATAGATATCCTACGAATGAGCGACATTGGAAGTATTACTTCTTGCCACAGAGAGGGTGGGGAATATTTTCAATGCGCCCGAGAAGAAGCCAGAGGGCACGGTATTGTTGCTTATCGTTTGTATACTGATGAGTTGAACAAGCTTTTAGGCGACAAGGGTCCAGTCAAAGAAAGAGCACAAACCATTGTTCGTAAGCATATATTGGGAAATAAAAACGTTTTTGATGTTTTACACAAGCATCTCAATGATGCTGATGCTTTCGAGTTTGGGGTGGATGCCAATAAGCGACAGTGGTACAGTGTAAACAAAGACGTAAAAGCAGCTATAACTTATGATATGGTGCGTGAGGCTATCCGCGCCAAACTTGATGACGAGCCATGGCCAGCACCAGACATAAACCCCGATGCAGAGTTAAAGCCTCTATCCGACTTTGATGATCAAGAAATATTCCATGACACAGATCGGGATGTTACCGGTATCATTGCTAACGAGCGTGTGCGCATGAGAAAGTTTTATGATGCAGCAAACCATCAATACTTTGTGGTACCTGAGCGTGTTCCATATGGTGCTAAGCAGCCAGGGTTTGTTAATGTGGTAACAAGTTGGGCTTGGGACAATCAAAAAGATTTATTTGTAGACGACGATGGCGAACTGAGTCCGCCGCGCCCACAAGACTTAACACGCTTTGGCGGCTCATACGAAGATACGAAAGATGGAACAATATTAAACTATTTCTTTGATGAGGCGCGCCCAGATGAAACCCATGACAAATTTAGAGAGTACAGTGCCACCAATATGCGCCAAAATACGGGAACAGAAGAGGAAGGCGGCATGGCCGCTCTGGAAGCACAGCTTGAGGAGATGCAAGACGTAGTAGAAGAGATAGTGCAGGCAACTAGTAATCGCGCCGAACACGTATTGATTTATGGCGAAGCAGAAATAGATGACTATGGTGAAAATATTTATATTAACGGTTCTGGGGAGGTTACCTTTACTTTCCCTGTCGGATGGGAAGGAAATGTGATACCTAGGGAGACGGGATATTATTTTCCTGATGAAGAGCGCGATGTTAAAACAATACCCAAAGTATATGGCGGCTCAGACTACCAATCTAGAAGAGCATTTTCCTCAATCCTTGAAAGGCATATCAATTTTTATTCCCAGGATACCGATTGGAACGTTGAGCCTGCGCTTGGCTCAGGGTTTGAGTTGCGCGTGCATATGCAGTTTAATTGCGATGACTGCGGCTATGATGTAGACTATTTCGATAGCTTTGCTAATGAGCTTGTGAACGAAATCGATGATAAGTATGACGAGATATATGAAAAAACCCGTCGAGAGTTAGTGGATGAAGGATACTTGCCCCCTAACGATTGGGACGCACTGTTTGACGACATCAAAGAATCCAACGAAGAGTTAGAAAACTGGCGCGGATATGGACTCGATGAAGACGAATACGAAGGCGAGGTTACTTTTTACTTCGAGCCGGTTGGTGATGGGGGAAGACAAAGCGGCGTTATTCCAATGGGCGTTTCCTTCCCCCCAGAACTTGGAAACACTCCTTATGCGTTGGAGAAGATTTTTAAAGATGAAGGGCGTGTAGGTGGAGGCGCCGGCTTTAGTGGACCTGGGCAAGTATGGCCAGGAGAAGCATTTATGCAGCGCCTAGATATTGTTTTATCAGATTTAGTAGAACAAGCCAATGGATATGCCAAGAGTCAATTGGATTTTAACTTTGGTGATAAATATTCTCGCCCTACATTTGAGGGTATTAAGTTTGCGGAAAACGCTCAGTTAAGGTTTAGATTGGCACAAGCAGCAGAAGAGGGCAAACCTAGGCCTGTTGAGATGTATTTAAAACTTGATATTAAATCTACAGAGTCTAAAGAAGAGATCGAAGGTGCTCTAACTTTTATGAAATACATTGATCAGTTTCCTGATGAGATTATTAAAGGTATCCGAGACAACTTTAAAGTATTTATGAGCGAGTATGCAGAATACGTAGAAGCACGAAACGTAAAGATGGAAGATGGCACTACGTTCTGGAGGATGTATGAGCGGATCCGAAGTAAGTTTGAGGCTCAATCCGATCTGGGAAACACTGACGCAGAACAAGCAATACTAGTCGCAATGTGGGGACGCGATAACTGGGAGGAGATGAGTAAAGTAGAGAAGTATACTTTAGTTGATAGCTATCTGCGCCCACTAATAAATGGCAGTCTGCATCCACGAAACTCGTGGAGTGCTATGTCGGATCTTCCTCTTAACTGGAACAGCCTTGTACAGTCAAAGATGCGCGGCTCAGAGTTCGGCGCCCCTCCAAGCGTTTGGAGAGGTTATTCGTGGGCAACACACCATCCTGATTCTGATCAAGCTGGGCTAAGTGATGTACAAAAAGAACGCGCTAAAGTCTTGGCTTGGTTGTATCGCAACGAGCACGGACCAGACCACGGCGGACCTATCCGTCCAGCCGGATGGTCTGATGCGGATTGGAAGTTGGTTATAACTGAGATCCCTGATCTAGAGCGGTTCGCTGATGAGCCGGGACATGAGGGGCAACCCGGCGAGGGTGTAGGATATTATGATAGAGGTCGCAGAGCACGCGAGATAGAACAGGCACGCGGAACAATAGAGACTGCAAGCGAGATTTGGGGCCCCGATGCAGAATCAGAAGAACCCGCGCAACAAAGACCAAGAAATAGGGCAGATGCATTAGCAGGACTAAGCGAACCGGAACGTTCTGCTGCGATGGATGCTTTGGTTGCTGGCGACAGAGAAGAGTTTACACGCATTGTTCAAGCATCGGAGGAGGAAGACAAGCCTGGTGATGCTTATAAACGCGCAAAAGAAGCTGCGAAAGCACGTAAGGCAGCGAGAGGCGGTGACCGCCCGATGGAAGAACAGATTTTAAAAGTCGATAATATGCTTAATGAGATATTTGATCTAAGATTATATAAAATGCAGATTCAGTTAGTTGTTCGTGATATAGAAGGGCGTGAAACTGATGATCTTAAAAACAGGATCCGAGGTATTGAGCATTGCACAACAGTGAGAACGCTAACGAAGCGCAGCATCGGGGATGCACAGAGAATTGTGTTTGAGCTAAAGTACGAACAGAAAGGCATTATTCCACGAGAAGACTTTATTAGATTTGAGTTATTGCCTGCCATCAAACGAATGCCGGGAATTGAAATAGAAGATTGGAGCCGCCCCGAACCCGTAGAGCGCACCCTGAAAGAAGCGATGCCTGCTCCTCCTCAGACGCGTCCCATGGTTACCCCCGAAGTGAGCTTACAAAGTGTGGCTCAAGACTGGATGGACGGAGGGGTGCAGGTATATGATATGCCCATGAACACAAACGATATGCGGTATCATGTCATGATGTCGGTTAAAGAATTATGGCGCTATGCTTCGCGCGAATTTAGGGCGCCCAAGGATGTTTTTGATGATAAAATGAACGCCTATCAAGAATTTATCCGAGATGGAGCATTACAGCCTGTATACATTGCACTTGGAATGAATGGAAGAATTAAGATTACCGGCAACGAGGACTTGGTGTGGTTTGCCAAAAAAGCCGGTTTGGAGCAACTGCCTGTGTTTATAAGTTATCAAAAACAAGTTTAAGGAATTAAAAGATGTCACTAAGAGATAAGCTGAAGATGAGTAACAGAACAAAACAACTGTTTAAAAGTTTTCTGCTTGTTGTGTTCTGTATGCTTGTTGGGGGCGCCGCCGGCATTTGGACATTCAAAAAAATAGAATGGCTCACTACTATCCCTAGCCTCGCAGAAATTAAAGCAATGGACAATGTTTCTTCTTATTTATCTTTTGGAACGCAAGATACAGTTCATAAATCACGCGCCAGCACCGTTAAAGTGGTGTCCCTTGCACCCGAGCAACAGTTATTTTCTGTGGCAACGGGTACTTATTTTACTTATAATGGGAGATATTTCGTTTTGACAGTTAATCATGGAGTAACGGGCGAGTGTCAATACACCAAAATTAATGTAGACGGGAAATTTTTTCGTTGTATGGAGTTTATTGAGTTGAATTATATTTCAGATTATGCTATCATAGAAGTAAATGAAATTCCCACTAGAGAGGCAATAGATATTTTAACAACCATCCCCACAGGGAGCGAATGGAAAGACGCTTTGGCAATCCTTAGTCCTGTTTATTTTACTGGATACCCTAATAACGTGGGCCCTTTAAGTCTAAGTGGAGAAATAATTGGGTATGCGCCGGATGGTTTGATTTATATTCGTTCTTATGCTTGGGCTGGATCCTCTGGGAGTGCTATTTTTACCCCCGATGGTAAAATCATTGGCTATGTATTAGCAGTGGATATAGGAAACAGCGAGTTTGGAGAAGATGTACAGGAAAATATATTGATAGTCGCCCCTTCTTATCAGATTGATTTGGGTGTTATTGATTAAAGGAGAAATCTCATGGGAATAAAACAAAAAGGATGTTATAATAACTTAACGGAACAAATAGATATGATTGAAACAAAAATTGGAGAAATAAGAAACTCACTGGCAGATTTGAAAAAGACGTTTCTAGAAACAAGTAGCGAAGAAAAATTAGAGGAACTAGAAATATGCCAAGATGAGCTTGATGCAGACGCGGCAGCTATGGAAGCAGTACGAGATATTTGTTTAGAGAGTTTGTTGGAAATCGATTCTAAAGGCGAGGCATAAATGATTATGGTAGTGAAAACCGATTCGGATGATACCATACATTTAGCAGAGCCAATGGCTACTGAGCCAGAGGACTTAAAGCCTAAAAAGATATCCAACAAAGCGCCCGAAGGTGTACGAACATTTACCGTCTGCCGTCAAAATGACGAAACAGGAATATCAGGTGATGGTGTTGTTATTGAAGGATGTATGTTTGCGACAGGACACACAGTTATTCACTGGCTAACGCCTGCCCCGTTGGGGTCGTTAGCCATTTTTAACAGCTTTAATGATTTCATTAGCATTCACATCAAGCCTCATCCTAAAAATAATACAATTATTACTTGGGACGATGGCGAGCAAACTATTTATGAGGATATGGGATAATATATAATGAGTTATAAATATAGTACCGGCTCTGTTCGTCGCGGCGATATATACTTTGAAGATGATCGCTCTGGTGCGGCAACTTATATTGATTTTGGAATGGATACTATTACCCTGCGTCCCAGCGGAAGTGCAATTTTATATGCCGAAGCTACAAAAGTCGGGATTGGCACACTAGTTCCCACCCAGAACCTGCACGTTTCTGGTTCGGGAAATACAACTTTAAGGGTTCAGGGCGCACCAGGATATTATGGCGCTCTTAATGTAAAAGGAGGTACCGGCGATTCTGCGTGGGTTTGGCAGCCTGCCAACACCAGCGAGCTACGTTTCTTTACAGTAGACGACGACCGGATGATCATATTGGGTACTGGCGAAATAGGCGTTGGAACAAGCGCTCCAAAAAATGCATTCGATGTTCATCACGATCCAACTGGATTGGCAGACAATACGGGTGGTGGAGAAGTTGTTACATTTGGGGGTGAAGATGGGAGTGACTCATTGGCGGCTGGCAAATTGATGTATCTACATTCGGGAGGGGATTGGAAATATGCTGATGCCGATGCAGTTGCCACCAGTGGAGCGGTTTTGTTAGGAATAGCTCTGGGAACAAGCGTTAGCGATGGAATTTTGTTGCGTGGGTTTTTTGATGCGGCAACCATCCAAGGCACGTTTGTCAAAGGAGCCACGTGTTATGTTTCAGAGAACGCGGGTGATATAGACTTTACCGCCCCCAGCGGAACAGGCGACGTAGTGCGTGTTGTCGGGTGGGCTACCGACGTAGCTAACGTAATTTATTTTAACCCCAGCGGAAACTGGGTGGAAATCGCATAATGGCAGATATTAGTAAAGTATCGGGTGTTGCCAACGCAAGTATCGATAGTGTGAGCGGCGTGGCTGCAGCCAATATATCTAACGTGGCAGGCGTAGATAAACCTAGCGGAACCACCACAGCTACAAGATGGATAGTTGGAGCGGATTCAGGCAAGCTTTATCATACAACTACTTCAAATGCTTCGGCCGGATGGGAAGAGTTGGTTGATATTGGTACTGAAACTTTTAGAGGTGTCGCTATTGGAAAAGATGAGTTAGGCGAAAAAAGATGGGTGGTGTTTGCGGCTACTAATGCTGCCGAAATCAATTATATTAGCGCATCTGCCGATTTAACAACAGCAGGAAACTGGACAACAGTAAACTTTGGCACAAACTATATTGGCGTCAACGGAGGCCCCGGAGTGGCTTGGGGCAATAACGTATGGATGTCTACTGGTAAACGTATCCACGACGGCGATTCATATAGAACGATTATGCGATCAACTGATGGGGCGATTACTTGGACATCCGTAGATCACGGAAGCACTGTTAATGATAATGCCGCAGCCATCTGCTACAAGGGAACAGGACAAATATGGTCATTGGGACATCAATCTCATATGTGGGTATCTACTAATGACGGGATAGGTTGGACGGATAAGACAACATTAGAAGGAACCAGAGATGTTAATGCCATATGTTACGATGGAAGCAGCAAATGGTTGGCAGGCTTATCTTTGTCCAATGTTTATTATAGCACTGATGATTGGGACAACAACACAGAAGGAAACATATCTGGTGCCGGCACTGTATATGGTGCAGTGTATATGAAAGGAACTGTGAACAAATTTATAATAGTGACTACAGCGGGACAAATACATCACAGTCCTGATGGGCTCAACTGGACAGAAGCATCGTCATATGATGATACGAAAGCTCTTAGAGCGGTGGCTACAGATCATACAACTATTGTGGCGGTAGGGTCGAGTGGCATGATTCAAACAAGCACGGACGGGGACACCTGGACGGTGCGAACATCGAACACCACTCGTCAACTTAGCTGTATTGCCTGTGATGTGATTGGTGCTGGGACAAACAATGGTTCATACTAAAGGAATGTATTATGAGTTGGAATGAATATGTATTAAAATTGAGAGAAGCAGAGAACTTTCGGAAACGTATTAAAAGTTTAAATAGCGATATGGATGATTTGTTGGGACAAGGGCCCCAGGATCCTGGACCTCCGTTTAAAAAGAAGCGAAAGAAACTTCCACGTGATATTGACAAAGTAAGTGCCCCGCCAAGCGCCCCAGGTGGCGGTGGCGTGGCTGGAGCCGGCGGCGCGCTGGAAGAGGAAGTAGAAGCCGAAAGTTTCGACATAAAAGAAACCTTAGAGCCTCTTATTTGGCCTAACGGAAAGCTCGATCCTGCTGTCATGCGCCGACTAAAAGATATAGCTGATAGTTTTATTGACAATCTGGATGTGGAAGTAGACGTAGAGGATGTGAGAATAACTGGCTCACTGGCAAACTATAATTGGTCTAATTACTCAGATATCGATCTCCATTTGGTAGTAGATTTTTCTCGCTTTAAATCTCCTACCGATATAATTAAAGGATTTTTTGATGCGAAGCGTGCATTATGGAATGATCTACACAACATTAAAGTCCATGGATATGAGGTGGAAATTTATGTGGAGGACGCTAATGAGACTCATCTTTCATCAGGCGTATATTCTCTTACCGAAGATAGATGGCTCGCAGAGCCAGTTCGCTATGAAGAGAAGGTGGATGTTGCCACTGCTCGACGTAAAAGCGACAATATCATCACTCGTGTGAATTTAATTAAACGGTATATGATGGACGGTGATTATAAAAAAGTTATTTCGAGCATTAACAGTATAAAAGATAAAATTCGCAGAATGAGAATGGCGGGGCTGAAAAGCCCCCGCAGTGAATATTCTCCTGAGAATGTTGCGTTTAAGATTTTAAGACGCGAAGGAACATTGGGCGAAATCAACAAAATTAAACAAAAAGCAGAAGATGAGGAGATGTCCTTAAATGGAGTTTCAAGAGATTAGCGACGAACTTAAGGTACACCCCGGTGAATATATACTACATCAACCTTCTCAACAGATCGTATTGTGTGGAGCGTTCAATCGGAAGGAGGGTTTTATTAAGGCATTGGCCCGCGGCCGCCTCATGGAAGATCGAATTGAAAATTTTAAAAAGATTAAATTATCAGTTCAAGAACAGAAGGACAAGGTGATATCACGTTGTAAGGGATGTAAGGGGTAATATCTTGAGAAGTATTCTATTTAATTAAAAGAGGTGAATAATGATATTTAAATCGTCTAAAAAGTTTTTTGAGATTGGTCCTTTCGCTACCTATCGAGAGTCAATCGCAGACTTTGGTTCTAATATGTACTTGTCTTATGCCATATTAGAGATTATGGAAAAACAGAAGAAGTTAGAGCAACTTTATCTTAGCGCATTGGCATTAGATGATGAAGAAAATATGGTGCTTTATAAACAAGAATTAGATATGTTGCGCTCCACTTTTAATGCCACCCTGATCACTACTTTTGGCACTATACCTTCAATTTCATGACAAAAATCTATATTTACTGTCTTTTTGATAGACAGGATACATTTTATGGCGTATATTCCTCTTTAAAAGCCGTTCATCGTGATGCCCTGAAGTTGGCAAATAAAGGCACCGCCGAGGTAACTATGGTTGCGCCTTTCGTGAACAAGACAGATCGAGCCACCTTAACAGGGTTGCGGAATGCTTTTAAAGGAGCATGCGATGTGCGCGTGTTCTATAGATGCGGCTCGCACGTAGCGAAGATTCTTAAAATGAAGCTCAAGGAATAATGAATGTTTTTAATCTATGGCGTTAGCGATTGTCCTCATTGTCTGCGGGCATGCGCCGATCTGATGGAAAGAGACAAAGAGTATGTTTTTATTGAAATGGATTTCGCCAAAGATTACCGCGAAATGATCAAACAAAAATTTGACTGGACAACTTACCCAATCATTGTTATAATAATAAATGAAAAAGAAGAAATTATTGGCGGTTACAAGGAGTTAGTACACCATCTTGCTTCATAATTAGTATATGGAGATAAAGCCGGGGTGTTTAATAAGGTGGGTTAGTGAGTATGAGACATATGCAGCATATCCAGATGGACTTGTTGGGTTTCATCCTATATACCGTCATGGAATCGTTATGGAGATAGCCACCGGCGATGATCCTGTCTCTATGATTGTTTTTTGCTATGATTGTACCGATTACAAATGGACATTGATAAACATCAAAAACGAAGAGTTTGAGATACTAAGTAATGGAGATTGAAAATGAAATACATTAAGGGGATAATTTAAAATGGCTAATATACATTTCGGTGGAAAAAAAGAGTCTCGATCAGATGTGCTAAAAACCATTGAAAGATTCGTTAACGAAAGGTGCCCTACAATCGTTTATCATGCGCGGTTTACATCGGATGATGGGGGACAGATATTAGAAGTAAATGTAGAGGTTAATGATCCTTCCGATACCATGGACGTAGAGCATCCGATTCTGGAACTTCGTGGTAAATACATGGGCTGGCGCTCTGTTATTGTGAAGGTGCCTATTGGCTATGTGAGCGTATTAAAAGGAAAGGTATGATATGATAAAGGTGGGCGATTTGGTGTGCATGCCACGACGGCGAGAGCGGGGTATAGGCATCGTTATTAAATATTCTGACGATTTAGCCAGGGAAGGCGGGGTCAATATAACGAAAATCTTAGAGGAAACAAAAGACATCATAAGCTACACAGATAGAGCACAGATATTTAAAAACGCCTATCAACGCTGCGGCGATACGGAGTTTCTTGATCAGGCATTTTATTATAATGCTGGATGGGCGAGCAAACCTAAGTTGAAGTTTGCATATGTAAAATGGATGAAAAAGCCTTCAGATTACACGATGAAAGCAGTATTCGCACCCGAGGCGTGGTATCCTATTGAATGGCTAAAAAGTTATTGACTTCATTGATACTAAATGTTATACTATCAATGGGCTTTTAGCTCAGTTGGTCAGAGCACCCGGCTCATAACCGGATGGTCCTGGGTTCAAGTCCCAGAAGGCCCACCTATTTGCTACTATTAAAGGAGATAAATCATGATGATATTTGCATTCGCCGCTGCTGTAGCGTGCGGTATATTTTTTGCATATGTCGTTGCTACGGAGTAACTGGAAATAGCCTGCCTTCCGTCTCAGCGGCGAAGTGGCGTTCGCCTGCAACTGCAAGCTACCAGTGTGGTATGCCCGTCAAGGAGTAATAGTCAACACGATGATGTGATGGGTGGTGTAGATAGTGTTGGGAAGGTTCCAGTTTTTTTAAGAAAGTTCTTGACTTCGTCATAAAAGGGTGTTATTATTTTAAAAGTTAGACAAAATAATAATTTTTGAGGAGGCAACTTGTCTGTATATGATACTTTGAAACAACTTAATCTGCCGGAAGATACGATGGCAGTCCTTACATGTAGTGAGGGAACTGATGTTTTTATCCACAACGAAACTGAGATAGAAACCGCACTGGCAGAAACCGATGTGGTATATTACTTGAGCAATCTGCTTGCCACGCCTGGTTTAGACGTGCGCGACTGCTGGAGTGGAAGCAGCATCTTAGATACTTTGCGAGAGGATGGCTACCTTGAAGACTACGAACGCGATAATACATTCGCTGAATACCTTATCGAGACTATTAACGAAAACTTCTATGATACTGAAATCGTTGAGAGTTCAACGGAGAGGTACGATCATAAACGGGGCTTCACCACCCTTACTGCCGTTGTGCAGATTCCGGTAGCCAATCTTATTCATAATACCCCCCTTCTGGGTGGTTGGGACGTGAGCGTTAAAACGCCACACGGCACCTTAAACCTGGAACAATAACATGGGTCTATGGTGAAAGGGATATCACAAAAGACTTCTAATCTTTCGTTCCAGGTTCGATTCCTGGTGGACCTACCAAGGGGGCGTATCCCAGCCGTCTTATAAGCGGTGCATGAAACTTGGGTAACTGGTGCATGTGGGTTCAAGTCCCACCGCCCCTACCATATTTAGAAACAATGAAAAAAAGAATACACGTAAATCAACACAAAATCCGATCCAATCGGAAGAACAAAGAACAAGAGGCAGTATTGACGGTTAAAACCTATAAATCAAACGATTACTGCCACGAAGCTGTGATAAATGGGCCATGTAAAGTGATATATTCGCCCGACAAACCGTTATCGTGTGGGGCGCGCGTGTGGATTGAAACAGAATCAGAAGTTATTTGCATAAGGAGAGAAAAATGACTTGGACAGCTATTTTATACAATGGAGATACGTACATTAAACAAACATTTTATGGGGATAACGATAGCCAAAAAGCACTAAGGGAGGCTCAAGAGAAGTTTGGGCGCTTTTGGCCACCCGGCGTAAATGTGGTGGCACTCGTACCTGGCGATCACCCAGTGTATCTCAACGAGTTGACAGCATCAACGAAGTCAGAAGAAAAAAGGAGAGAGCTTTGACACGAAGACTTAATAAAAAAGTTACCTGCAAGGATGGCTTCACTATGAGCGTCCAAGCTAATGAGGGTGCGTACTGTACGCCACGCATTGACAAAGCCGCTAAATACACAGCGGTGGAAGTGGGGTATCCAAACCAGAAAGAGAATCTGTTAATGGAATGGGCAGAAAGCCCCGAAAAACCTACCGAAACGGTTTATGGATATGTGCCAGCAACACAGATCACCCTCGTGGTTGCCAAACACGGAGGTATCGTGTCAGGCGAACTGCCTCCAGGTATTCCATACTTGACAGCGACTTGACATATATTGCTTGCATCTTTTAAGAAAGAGTGGCATACTTATAAGTGATGAAAACTTTTAAGCCAGGTGATTTGGTTGTCATTACAGACGGCACAAACCAAGAAGAGATCCCCGATCATCGCACGGGGCTCATTGTGCGAGAAGGGAACCATAAGAACAGTTATATCGTTTTGTTTCCCAATCGTGCCGAGCTAAAGTTTCACGCGATGTTCTTGAAAAAAGCTACATCATCTTAGAGTATACAAAACATTTTTACACACAAGGAAACACCGTTAATGTGCTACGATTTCGATATTAAGATAGGGTGGTCGGGTGATGATAACGTCGTTGATTTAGACGAATACCGACAGAAGAAAGAGAGGGAGGAAATAGCCAAGTTAATAGATTTGGTTAATGATATTTTAGATGAATGCCCACCAGAGAGCAGGGCATTTTACGTCTCGTTAGAGGAAATGTTATCGGACGAGTTTACCAAATAGGGGATCTGGTTCGTTTGGATCCGAAACTGATCGAAATACACCGCGCTCAAGGCGATTGGGTGCCACCGGAACCTGTAGGAATAGTTATGATAACAGAAAACGTGCATGATATGTATCGTATCACAGTTTTATTCGGATCTCTCCATCAGGTATACCTTTCACACGAACTTGTATTAGTCAGCAAGGCTTGACATCTACTTAACAACTTCCCTATTGACTTTGGTGCCGTCCGGTGCTATATTTATAGAGTAAGGAGAAAAAATGAATCTGACAACCGATGAAATCATTTCGCTGATCGATTGTGTCAACAATCGGATCGATGATCTGGAAACCTGCGCTATGTATGGCGATGCCGACTACCTCGAAAGCGAGATCGAATCGCTCAACGAACTGTTGACAAAACTTAATAAAGAAGCAGGGGTTTAAAATGGGCTATCGTTCAGAAGTCGTTTTTATCGTCGCCAAAGAGGTGATGCCACAGTTCTTAGCCACAATGGCAAAGTCGCCGGAAGCACGTGAGATGTGTTTTTCAGGGACAGATAGGATGATCAAAGACTATGACGGAGATGGTAACATCCTGTTTAACTGGTCCAGTATCAAATGGTTTGAGGGCTACGAAGAGATCGATGCTATCGTTGACTTTATGGACTGGTGCGATGGCGAACATATCGATGTCGATGGCGACGAACACGAGGCTGTTAACTTTTATCGTTTTGTTCGCATAGGCGAGGACTCAGACGATAATGTACATCGCGGCTGGGGGTTTGAAAATATTTATATTGAACGGAGCATTGCTATTTAATGGAACACTTGTTTGCTAACTGCCATCAGGAGCTATCGTTTCTCGTTCTATGGGGTTCTTCGCTGCCTTTTCTGGGCGCATACATTAAATACTTGTGGAGTCAGCCAGATGAAACCGGGTGATTTAGTACAGCGTGTTGAGGGCCCTGGACAGGACTTTGGTATTGGGCTGGTGGTTAAGTTTCTTTTCGATGACGACGATGGCGATGCGAGATGGGCGGTCTTATGGGCTAACCCAAAATGGACATTAAGAGATGGAACATCTGTGACGTATGAAAGCGAAGTGGAGGTTATAAGTGAAAAGTAGCGGTGCCCCCAGTGTAGGCGATCTAATCGTTCATTTGAATGACGTGAGCCGTGATATTTTTTGTCCCGGTTTGGTTGTTCAATGTCGAGGGAATGAGTGTCTTATTATATGGGCAAACAAAAACGCAGACAAGGGCTGGTTTAAAAGAATGTTATTGAAGGTTATAAATGAAGGCAGTTAAACCGGGACACTGCGCACAAGTGGGCGATCTGGTGCGAGAAGGATGGTGTACGAAGAAGCGATGCGTTATGCCTCCGTACACATATGGTATTGTTCTTGAAACACACAATCGTTCTCCAGAAGCATATACGGCAGAGCAGATTGCAGAGGCACCTGTTCGTACTATGTTTATTCTAACCACAGAAGGAAAGAGGATTCGACGGTATGCGGTTCATGTGGAGGTTATAAATGAAGGTGGGTGATTTAGTAACTCTTAAGATGGATGGAGCAGCGCGTGACTCTCATAAGTGTCCGCTATCATTAGGAATAGTTGTCGATGTGCAGAACTGCCCTATTAGTGTAACTTATCCCGTTTGGGTATCGTGGAACTTTCTTCAGGGTAGAATCAAACAACAAAACAGCTATCAGCTAAAGGTTATAAAATGAAAGACTTTCCAAAGATTAGAATCAGACTGAAAGACAACCTTTCCAACTCAGAGCACATCGGGTATCTGGTTGAAGATCGTCCAAACAAGTTTATTATTTTGAATGAGTCCAAGCGAATCGAACTGCATTTTCCGAAGGCATCATATGAATACGAGGTTATAAATGAAAGTAGGTGATTTGGTTAGGTTTACAACAGAGCACGTGCTGGATCCCGGTTTTGCGTATTGTGGCGACTGGAAAGGTATTATAACAAAATGCGTACAGTATGCGTACAACGAGGTCATCACGATTCACTGGACGTGTCCCGATCACGGGACATTTTCCGCTGAATACCTGTCCGATGATGAGTTCTTGGAGGTGCTTAGTGAAAATAGGTGATCTGGTGCGGCCATATAGACGAACTGGGCATCATATGGTGGGTGTAATAGTTAAATGGGAAAGAGCAACAAGTGTTCAGGGCGATTATATATTGGTACATTTCCACAGACCCCATATTACCATTGAGAGTAAATGGGTGAGAGAGATGTGGTTTAAAAGAGCAGAGGTGGAGGTAATCAGTGAAGGTAGGTGATTTGATTAGGTACAAGGCCAACTTTCAGCCACCGCCGTATGATTTATGGGTGGGGCCTTGTCTGGTAATGCGTAAGTATCCGCCCCCCGATGATGGACTATGGGATATATTGATACCTGGACGATGCACCAGGACCGGCACGGTGCAGGGTGTTATTAACGAAAACAACTATGAGATTGAGGTGATAAATGGAGCCGTAACAAAGTGACTATTTTAAAGAGGATCCCCGATAACTTATAAGTGGAGTGGTTCAATATCTCCTACGAACCACAAGCATGTCTGAAGTGAGACAGCAACAAACAGTTAAAGGGAGGTTAGCAGTGTGAGCAAGATCGCACAACGGGGATCCTCTTATTTACATTTATAACTTAAAGGAGGAAAGATGTCATTAACAAAAGAAGAAACAAAACAAGTCGAAGAAAGTATTGAAGCATATGAAAATGCTATTAAACATTTTCAAAAACTGATTGAAAACTTAAAAAACAAACTTAAAGATTAGCGCCCAGGTAGCTCAGTTGGCAGAGCATTTCCTTGGTAGGGAAAAGGTCATCAGTTCGATTCTGATCTTGGGCTCCATTTTACATTTACCTGACATCTACCCCTTGACTTTTAGCTCTCTGGGGTGTATATTTAGAGAGTAAGGAGATATTATGGCTCGAAAGCGCAACAAGAACAAGCCCCCCAAGGCTCGTAACTGGCTCGTGGTTCACTCCAAGGGGCTAACGGGTAGGCGTGGCGCCGGATACCACAGCAAGCGCGGCTACGTCCGTCAGGTGAAGCACAAGGGGCAGTTAGATGAAAATCGGTGATCTGGTAAAGCGCACCATTAACGGGCGCGAAGAGGTGGCACTGATCATCGAGATACCATCGAGAATAACAGGGGCACTGCTCACTATTGATCATGTTACCGTGATGACGCGCCACGGAAAAGGCAGTTGGAGCGTATCAAAGATAGAGGTGGTTAAATGAAAGTCGGTGACTTGGTGAAACACAAGAGACAAGACACGTATTTAATGGGTGTCATCGTCAGAGAGTATCTACCTCTCAACGCGACACTTGCACCTGAATATAGCGTGCAGTGGATCCCCACACATCTGGGGAGAAGTCGTTGCACCGCTGGTGTATTGGAGCTATTAAATGAAACCCGGTGATCTGATTAGACATATATCGAGTGGACATTTAGGGATCGTATTGCGTAGTCGTATATCAAAAGGAACCATTAACGAATCTGTTTATAACTATATTGATTTTGTGTGGCTTGATGATTGGCTTGAAGATAGTGCCTTTGCGGGGCTGTTTGAGGTGGTAAGTGAAGTTAGGTGATCTGGTTAAAAGTCTGATGCCTGAGTCGTTTCACAATGGAAACGGGCAAGTTGGTATAATCATTGAGGCTATTGAAGGCGTTGCACCGCTGACAATGTATCAGGTCCGATGGCGTGACGGCGAAATGGAATATATGGCAGCGAGTGATATAGAGGTGATAAGTGAAAGCAGGTGATTGGGTTCGCGAGAAGCGAGATTCTCGTTATGGTATCATTATTAAGTTTGGTTCGCCGCACGCACAACGTGTGCTGGTTCTCTGGCAGGGAATGGACTGTAGTTTGACGTGGGTATGGGATTACACTTTGGTTGCTGGCGTGGAAGATGAACTATTGGCGTGGAAAGGTGCTAAATGACACCCTTTAAAGCTGGCGATTTGGTGAGATTCCGATACCCATACCGTGAGTCTGAGAAAGGGGTGTTTCTCGTGGTTAAAGTCGAGGGTAGTACGTGGATTCTGCTCCATAATGGGCCCGACCTTTCGCCCGATGGAACACAAACCTTGCACAACTGGACGAATCTGGAGGTGGTAAGTGAAGTATGTTGACACAATGCACATTGTAAATGCCGGTGATGTGATTTGGCAGGAAAGGATGCCAGGTGGATGGTGCGTGGTGCTTGAAGTAATAGAGTGGGACGCAGAAAACCCCAGCCCGAAGGGCTGGATACAAGCCGACTATCCAGTTTATAAAGTACACCATCCCATAGAGGGCATCATCGAAGACCCATCATATTATTATATCACACCAGAGGAGAAACACGAACTTTTAAATAGGGTTTGGAAAGATGGTAAAATCATTGGATACAAGGAAGGTTACACTGGATTAAGGAGGTTTGAAGATGAAAGTGGGTGACATGGTGAGGTTACGGAAAGTAGCCGCGTGGTTACAACCACACACTGACAAACGAGGCAAAATAGGCGTTGTGATAGAGATTAAACGGGATGCACCGCACGGGAAAAATGTATATTATGTTAGCTGGGCGAATAACACACAGGGCTGGGTATACCAACCAGAACTGGAAGTCATCAGCGAGTCTTGACATTCTCTTAACACGGTTGCCCTTGACTTTTAGGGCCACGGGGTGTATATTATAGTCATGATAGGAAAAATAGTCAGATTTGTTGATAGCTCTCATGATCAGTATCCTGAGTTTGTGGGGCATTGTGGGTATGTGTTGAGGTGCGCAAAAAACCGCGACACGGGCGCGCTGCACCTGGCAGTGAAGTGGTTTAAACCCCATCCCGTCTATGCAGGATCCGCCGCCCGCGAATCGCACTTCATGGCGAGCAAGTTTGAGGTGGTTTCATGAACATCTGGACGTTTGTGGTTAGATACGATGGCGAGCTATCTGTTTCGACCCATCTCACACTGAAGGGTGCATTGCTCGTGGCTGTTGGTGATGTTCTCGACTATCTTGGCATCTACGAAGAGTATTTTGATGACGACAGAGACGAAAAGGAATACCCACCGTGGAGAAAGGAACAGTTAGACGAAATGGATAGCGAGCGGCTTACACAGGTATACAGACTGTGGTCCGAGCGCACCTGGGACCACTTTAACTATGAATCTGAAGTGATCAAAACAAAGGTGGAAGGATGAACAATCACGGCGATCACGCAGACGTAGGCGATCTTGTGGAGGTTTATAATGCTGGTGGGCTACCAACGGGATATATAGGCTTGATCACAGATGTGCGTTTTCGTGGTTCTTTCCATAAAAACATTAAATATGTAAAGATCAAAGCGCCATATATCGATCATGACTGGCATTTAGCATCTTTTGTAAGGATTCTATCGAGCGCACGGAGCGAAGATGTTTAAAGCTGGCGATATATTAAAACATTTGCCGAGCGGTGACATCGGCATCGTGATCGTTGCTCGTGAGGGCATGGTGCGTGATCTTAGCCGGTATGACGTAATGCAGCATTGTTTAGGAGACGATGCCGGCGCGCCACTACCCGCATCTATTCCATTGAATACAGGCGATCTTTGCGTTTTGAGGCGCGGACAGTTATATTTAATAATACACGAGTTCAGGTGGGAGAAAGTAGGATAATGTTTAAAGTTGGTGATCTGGTTCGGATTAGTCCTGAATGGTTGCGAGAATGCGAGGATAAGATTCCTATGGGCGTCATTACTCGCACCTATCCCGAAACCCCAACCGCTCACGGGGGTCATAGTGTGGATGTGTACTGGCTTGACGAAGGAAAAGTGTACGACGGAGAAGATACGAGGGCTCTGATGTTATTAAACGAGTCTTGACATTTACTTGACAGGACAGCACTTGACTTTTAGGGCTATCGGGTGTATATTATTGGTATGAAGTTGATTACTATCAAGGCCGCACCCCGCGCATCTTCCCGCACACGTAACCGTTTGCGCGAGCATGGACCGGTGTTCAAGCTGGTGCGAGAAGACGAGCCGATCTGCTTTGCGGGTGTCAGGTGTATCTTTCTGCGTTCGGGCGAATGGTTCGGGTGGTTGCCCCTTAACGAGATCGAGGTTATAAATGAAAGTCGGTGATATGGTAAAAACTCACAAGGGTAACCTTGCGATTGTTGTAGAGAGGTATATGATTGCCGGTCAGCTATATGTGAATATAATGTTCTTAAAAACCGGATACCTCAGAACAGGCTTTTGGGGCGCTCAATGCGAGGTGATCAGTGAAAGTCGGTGATCTGGTAAAATATAAACACGAGGATTGGGCTCATTGGGTCGGTATTGTGATTAAACAAATACCAGGGACCGATGAGACGCAAGTTGTTCAGTGGAATAAAGAAAACAACTTGCGTACCAGTAACCCTAAGCGTGACCTGGAGGTTATAAATGAAAGTCGGTGACTTGGTAAAAACCCAAAAGGGTAACCTTGCGATTGTGCTCGATAGGGTACAGATCGGGAACTTTCTATATGTAGATTTAAGGTTTTTAAAGACAGGGCGTGTGAGAACAGGCTTTACAGCGTGGAAGTGTGAGGTTATAAGTGCAAGTCGGTAACTTAGTAAAGATCAAACGCGCATCTATCGGGCTACCAAAAGGCTCGGTTGGCTTGATTGTGCGTCACTTCACGCACGGCAACACCTTGGTCTTTGAAATACAGTTTACAAACGGACGTACAGTCCGCTTACTATCACGAGATTTGGAGGTGATCAGTGGGACTGCGTAATCCGAGAATACAGATAGGCGATCTGGTAGAACATACTAAGCCCCCGCCTCTGCGTGTAGGAAGGGTATATTTGGTAGTCCGCACGGCACCCGGCTGGATAAAGCTGGCGGACGAAGGCAATGAATGGGTGCAGGCATCAGCTTATGTGGTGACGCATGCAGGTAGGTGATTTGGTTTATGTTAAAACACACCCCGATATGATTATGGCTTTGATTGTGCGGATCCGTCATTCAGCGGAGGATTCCGCTGGTGAAACGCGCCTTATCTACGAGTGTCATGCGCTCGACGGTCATAGTTTCTCGTGTTTAGGGGAAAACTTGGAGGTTATAAAATGAATCGTAGACGTATTACAGTTGGATCGCTCGTGCGACACAAACGCACCGGTGGCATCGGGCTCGTTATGGAACACATAATGTGGGATGCTGACTGGGGAGCGTACAAAGTAAAGTTTGTTAAGCCTGTCGGAGATGTTAAACTGTCTCAGGTTTATGATCGAGCAGACAGATTCGAGCCGGTTTACGAGTCAGAAGAGTCTTGACATTTACTTGACAAGAAAGAACTTGACTTCTGCCCTGTTCGGGTGTATATTTAGAGAGTAAGGAGAAAAACATGCCCCGCATCACCCTTGGTGACAGACTTCAAACTATCGTGGATAGTCCGTATCTGCCTGCTTCAAAGCTGAACTTCGCTAAATCGCTTCTGGCGTTTTATGAGCGCAAGCGCATGCTTACGCAGGGCCGACGTGTTTGGGTTGACAAGCTCGAAGAGATGATCGAGACGCGGCAGATCCTTGAAAAGACAGAAAAGCCTGAAATCGTGCAGGAAATCGACGCTTTGATCGCTCGTATGCCCGAATCCGATGCTTCAAGCTGGAATATGGGCTTTATTGGCTCGCTGCGTGAACAGGCTATGTCCGGTTACACGCTTACTGACAAGCAAACGAGCAAGTTGAAAGATATTGCCGGCGAGTACACTAACGAGGCACTTGCGGCACGCGAGAAGTGGCCAACTGTCTATCGAGATATGTATCGGACTGATGCTGTTGTGCTCGCTAACTATTACGCTCATACCTCGTACTATCGCGATTTCGTGCGCAAAGTTCAAGATAATGGCGATTATGTGCCTCCAAAGCGGTTTTTTATGAAGCTACACACTAACAAGTTCGCCCAGAAGGTTCTGGCGGCTTGGTATGCAGAGCCTAAGTATTCGACTGGTTCGATGGTATCTCACCGTGCAAGCGCAAGCTGGGCAGCAAAGCGAGCACTCGCTAAGGGCGGTATCGTCATCGCGTCTAATCTTCCCATCATTTCCGCAGCTAACGGCGCGAAGCGTTACAAAGTTCTCCCCGTTGGTGCTGTTGCGCCAGTCGAGATCGAGGAGCGACACATTAAAACTTTCAAAGCCCCAAAGAAGGCTTGACATTCACTTGACATTTACCGCTTGACTTCTCCTCTGATCTATGAGAGAATAGAGCATAACCTTTGAGAAAGGATAGAAAACATGAATCGATGCTCATCGTGCTGGAAATATGGACACAACAAGCGCACCTGCCCTCAGATTACTGAGAGGTTGCAACAGCGTTATGATATGGCAGTTGAGGATAAGCAGCAAGCCTCTATCGATCACTGGGGTGAGCTACTTGCCAAGCGTACCGGCACCGATCCCCGCACTGGCGCAAAGGTGAACCGCAGAGCGGGTATCGTTCGGCGTTGCTCCTATTGTAAGTTTGTGCATGGCTCGTGGGGTGATGAAGGCATCGGGCACACTCGCCGCACGTGCAAGCAACTTAAGAAGGATCGAAAGGAAGCAGCAAAACAAAATGGCATCGTGCGTAAGAAGGTGGTTGCTGCCCTGAAGCGTGAAGGTATTGGCGTTGGCGCTACCATTAGCTATAATAGCTATGGCTATTATCCCGATGGTAACGGCGATCAGGTATATGAAGCACGTAACTATCCCTATATGGTTGTTTCTATTAACTGGGACAACATCACTGATCAAGTGCGAAACCCGCAGCCGCTTATGGTGCGCCGGTTGGATCAAGTGTGTAAGGTGGGCAGTCGAGGCACAACCAGTTTTCCGCTGCCACACCTTTACGAAGAAGACGACAAGACAGGTGTTAAGATTTCTGGTGGGCGACAGATGGGCTCTTGGGCGACCGATGGAGATCCAGACGGTTACGACGCTCGCACGCTCGTGACAAGAGCGCCAGCGAACGGGTGGGATAAAATCCCTGCCGATTATTACGCAGGTTCTTCCAGGGTTACCGACAGGCATTTTGACGACAAGAAGGGTTGACATTTACTTGACAAAAAACCCTTGATCTTTCTTCTCGCATATGAGATAATAAGACATCATCAAGAAAGGAGTTACCCCGATGCCATCAAACCTCGACACCGTCATGACTTTCGCACAAGCGTGCGAGATTTTCACCCTTGATCTTCTGCCCTATATCCAGCAGGATTATGAGCAGGACGGAGAGCCTGACTATCCCGCTCGTCGGGAGTGCTGGAACAACTGGACAGACAATCTGTGTCGCGACGGACAGATCAGCGATTGGCAATGTGAGAACTGGTCTCACCCCCCTTGCAACGATTGACATTTACTTGACAAGAAACACCTTGACTTTTAGGCCCATCGGGTATATATTTATAGAGTAAGCAAAACTTTTCATCCTCCCCGGAGACAATCACATGGCAGTAGACTTTAACACTTTTCTCGGTTCCGTTCCTTTCATTCTGAAAGCGAAGCTGCCCGTACTCATTCGCGGCAAGCACGGACTTGGTAAATCTGAGGTGGTCTACATGATCGCTGACAAGATGACGCTACCCGTTGTCGAGCGTCGAGCGTCACAGATGACAGAGGGTGACCTTCTGGGTCTGCCCGATACCGCTGAGACTTCGATCAATGGGCGCAAGGCGACAACGTGGAACGCTCCAGACTGGCTCGTGACTGCCTGTGAGCAGCCGGTGGTGCTGTTCCTTGACGAGGTGGACCGCGCGACGATGGAAGTCCGTCAGGGCCTCTTCGAGTTGACGGATAGCCGCAAGATCAACGGCTGGCGTCTGCACCCTGAGACGCTGATCATCGCTGCCGTCAACGGTGGCGAACACGGTGCGCAGTACCAAGTGGGTGAGATGGATCCTGCCGAGCTTGATCGCTGGGCGGTGTTCGATGTCGAGCCGACTGTGGAAGACTGGCTGAAGTGGGCAAAGAGTAACGTCAATGTGGTTGTGTGGGATTTTGTTAACCACAACCATGCCCACCTGGAGCATCAGGGCGAGTTTGAGCCTAACAAGGTGTACCCGTCTCGTCGCTCGTGGAAGCGGTTTAACGATACCGTAGCCGATACGGGCGTTTTCGAGAAGGAAGGCGATTCCGATCTGCTGTACAACCTCGCTTGTGCGTTCCTGGGCTTTGAAGCTGCGGTTGCATTGCGTGACTTCGTTGACAAGTACGAATGGCAGGTGACTATTGAGGATATCCTTGATGATGGTGCCCTTGAAAAGACGGAGCAGTGGGGCATCAACGATCACAGCGCGATGATCGAGAAGTTTGAGGCATCAGAGGTATTCAAGGCTGAGTTGTCAGACGAGCGTATCACTAACCTCGCTAACTACTTTGTGCAGCTTCCGTCAGAGGTTGCAATGAAGTTGTGGACGGTGCTGGGTGACGCTGATGTCATTGACAATGTGGTGCGACTGCACCAGGCTGAGACGGCATCGGGCACCAAGGTGAGCGAGCACCTTGTGGAAATCTTGGGTGGATGATGAGTAGCGTATCCGCAAAGCCGGGTAACCTTGTGACGGTTACCCGGATGCATACGCCTAACCTGGCACTTGTTGTCGGGTGGCGTGATGGCGCAGAAGAGTGGGATGGTTCCATCCCTAATGAGCGTGAACGGTTTGTGTTGTTGCGGTTTATTAAACCTGCACGTGCCGTGAAGGCTGGAACGCTGGCATACGATACGCGAGACTTGGAAGTTATAAGTTGACGGAGCGCAAAGGCATAGGAACGGGCGATCTTTTATTTCGCACCCCCATTATAGGCAACGCAGAGACGGGTATCGTTTTAGAAGTGCGCCCCACACGCAAACCACGATACGGAACAATCGAAAAACGAATGGAATATAAGGTGTGGGCAAAGGACACACGAAAGAATGAATGGGTGGATGAAATGAAGATCGGAATCGACTGGATCACTCTTGACGAGTTCTTGACATTTGGCTATTGACTTCTGTCCCGTTTGCGTGTATATTTATAGAGTAAGGAGAAAACTTTTATGTCCGATGACAAAACCCTCGATTTTGATCTCAACAAGCACACTGCCCGTTTGCTCATGCGCGAGCCGTTTTTTGCTGCGCTCTCACGGCGCATCGACAAGACGCGCACCGAGTCTATTCCGACTGCTGCCGTGCGAGTGAACCAGGAACGTGCACAGTTTGAGCTAATGTATAACCCTAAGTTCATGGCGCAACTGAAAGACGAACATCGTCTGGGCGTCATTATGCACGAGTTCTATCACATCATCTTTCAGCACGTTACGGGACGTATGCCGGAAGGCGGCATCACGCGCATCGACAACGTGGCTATGGACCTGTCTATCAACGGGTTGCCCGAAATGAAGGGCAAGCTGCCAAGTGAGAGCGATCCCGGTCCTATGATGCCTTCAGGTAAGCCTATGCTGGGCTGTCTGCCCGGCGAAGGTCCATTCGCACATCTCCCTGCTGGTAAGACATACGAGTGGTACAAGGCGAAGCTGGAGGATGAGGGCGAAGGTAAGGGCGACGGTGACGGCGAAGGTGGCGAGCCTGGTGAAGGTGGAGGCAACGGCATCGGTGATGCTGATAGCTTCGATGATCACCAGCATTTTGGTGAGACGGACGGAACCGTCAACGAGATCGCTAAAGAGCGTTTGAAGGAAACGCTACGCAAGGCAGCAGAAGAAGCGGACAAGGCGCGAAGCTGGGGATCCGTGTCGAGCCAGATGCGTAAGCAGATCATGGACTCGATCACGACTAAGGTCGATTGGCGCAAGGTACTGCGTTACTTTGTTAAAACGTCACAACGTGCCGACAAGCGAAGCACGCCCCGACGCCTTAACAAGCGTTATCCTCGTGTGCATCCTGGCAAGCGTGTTCGCCGTCAAGCGAAGATCGCGATCAGCATCGATCAGAGCGGATCGGTGGACGACGGCATGCTGGCGCTGTTCTTCGCTGAGTTGAACAAGCTGTCAGACATTGCCGAGTTTACTGTTATCCCATTCGACTCCGAGGTTGGAGAGGATAAGATTTATGTTTGGAAGAAAGGACAGACTCGCCCGTGGGAACGTGTAATGTGTGGTGGCACAGACTTCGATCCGCCCACCAAGTACGTTAATGAGCGTGATTTTGATGGGCATATCGTCTTGACTGATCTGTGCGCACCTAAGCCTATCGGCAGTCGGTGTCAGCGTATGTGGATGACGACGCCAGCCTATGCTGCACGTCCATACTTTCAAACTAACGAACGCATCATTGCCGTGGAGGGCTAAAATGAAGTATTACATTACCAAAACCTATGTTACTCTAAATGAAAATGGAAAGGTTACAGGATATGAAAATGTCCTTACCCGTCCCGATTCATTTTCTAACGCTGTTGCGCAGCTTAAGCGGTTCAAGCGCATGGGGATCGAGAACATCCATCTGTGCGAGCACCCTGTTAACAGTCGCCGGTATGGCAAGCTGGAGCGCGCCTACAACAAGCGCCGGAAGGCGGATCGACAGTTGACGCTGGGTGAGGTGGCCGAGATCATGGCAGAGGCCGACAGCACCGACACAGAGGCGTCTGAGAGCGCCCGTGGTGGCTCGTAGCTGGTGTGCTGGTGTGCTGGCTCGACCGAGATGGCAGGAGCCAGCACAGAGCCTTCCAGGACCCTAAAAATATTTTTCCACCTTTGACATTCCCTTGACACAACCGGCTTGACTTCATCTCTCGCGTATGAGATAATAGAGTATAAGTTAAAGAAAGGAGCTTATCAATGACCAAGACTCTCGGAACCCTCAAGACCACCCCTGACACTTCCTGCGTGACGTGGAAGGACGCGAAAACGCAGATCCGCACGGCTGTCCGCGCTAACGGCATGAAAGCCGTTGGTTTCTTCCGTCCGCGCAAGGCGAACCGAGGCGTTCTGCTTCTGGGCGTCGAAGGTGGCAGCGTCACCGCAACCCGCAAGCCGGGCGCTGACATCGTGTTCAACGCGACCGTCGAGAAGGCTGCGGATAAGTTGTCCGCGAGCGAGTTGGCCGCAATCTTGGCGCAAGGCTAAAAGGAGCTATAATGTTTGATTTCGTCCTCGATTCCCCTGAGACTACCCGCGTGATGACTCCAATGGAGCAACGCGCAGCAACCCGTAACGTGATGGCTATCCAGCTTGCGTTGTATGCGCAGATGGCGCAGTCGCAACCCGATGCGGCACTTTCCCCTGAGCAGGTGGAGGCTATGTTGGTCTTCGCTGCCGAGATTACCGACACGGTAGAGGCATAAATGAAAGACAACCTAATCAAGATCGGGCCCACGCTGCTAACCGTGGCTGAGTTGCTGATTGCGTTTGTGTTGTTGACTGTAAAGTCAATGACGGTTGCGGAAGCTGCGACTGAAGCACACCGGCGTGGCCCATCTTCCGGCACCGATATGGGCCCACAAACGTATGCAAGCGGTAACACTGCGTGCGAGATGTTGATCCTTGCGGGTATCGCAGAGTGGGACAATAAAACACGTAGCCGGATCCGTATTACGGAAGGTAGCGAAGATCACAGAAAAGATATTGAAAACGCATATGCAATCTGGCAAGCGAAGGCCGCGGGTAGGGCGTGGGACGAAAAGATTGCAACAGCAACCCTAACGGAGAGCACAGTAGACCCTTTCACCGTGGGTGCGCTTGTGACGTACAAGTCCAATCCAGAGCGAGCAAAGCGAACCGAGGCGATCAGGGCTTCACAAGCCAAGCGTATGGGTATTATCATCGCAATAGATGACAATGTTGCCGGTCACGTGGCAAGCAGACGCCTCGTGCAAGTTAACTGGGGCGGCTACGGTACGTTCTGGGATCCTGCTAAAAACCTGGAGGTTGTAAATGCAAGTCGGTGATTTAGTAAAAGAGATTGTAACAGATGAGGCATGGAGGCTTTATAGTGATACTGTTGGCGTTGTCATTCGTCCAGCAGATGATGATATGGGCCTTCATCGTCTGGATCATGCACGCGGACATCACTGGCTCGTTGCGTGGGGTAGCGGTCACACTCACATCGTGAACATTGATGATATCGAGGTTGTAAATGAAAGTCGGTGATCTGGTACGTTTCAAAGACATCAGCAGTATGTGTGATAATGGTAAACGCATGTTCCCTGAAATGGACGGGCGCGTGGGTTTGGTGTTGTCTATAAGAGACGATATATCAGGTAACCTAATGGTGGTGACAGACCTGGAACGGCGATACCTTCGCGATGGACTCAGCGACAGAGGTTTTAACGCAAGGTATTACGAGGTGGTTAATGTTACAAGCCGGTGATCTATTTAAACTTGGTTACATCAATGGGCACACCCATGATCTTAACCGTCGCACGGGTATCTATCTGGGCGAAGACATTATCCATCGCGACGATGGAGTTACTATAACGAATCATAAGGTATTGTTAGTGGGTGATAGTCAGCCACGCCTGTTTGATCGTGGACTGCTTAGGCATATGGAGAGGATAAGTAAATGAGTATTAAGAAAAGAGTAGATGTTGTATACGCATGGACGCAAGGCAACAAAGCCCGCACCGGCAATCATTCACTATCAACAGATGGTACACACTTGATGTCATACGGTAAGTTGATTGGGTTGCGCCTTAAGTCTGGTTACACTATCGTGGGTGACTACACAGCACGCACCAAACACTTTACAACGCACACAACGAGTTGCCACGTGGGTATCGCTGCCCGTTATGCTGACTCCGTTTGGCATCCGTTAGTGTTTGAAAACTCACCAGCCATTACTGAACACGTTGGCGAGCTACCATTTTAATGGCGAGACTACTAAAATATATACATATACGTATAGTGGATAGAGGTAGATAGAATATGCAGAGTTATAAAGATAAAGAGTATATGTATCAGTACACTGTGAGAGAATGTGCCTGTAATGCGCTTGGTGTTAAGTATACATACGGTGTGCTTCCCTGTCAACCTATCAAAAGGGATACGGTACGATGAACGATGATACTATATTCGATGGCTTCGGTTGCTTTGCGTTGGCTCTGTGCTTTCTGCTATGGTATACAATAGCATACACTATCGAACCGCCAACGTATACAAACATACACGCGCCGGCAGTGCGAGAGTAGTAATGTATATTTATTCACTGCATGTCAAGACTTATTCATACTACAGAATCGCCCCGTAACATAGCGTGAGTTACGGTTGCCCTTGGAGGGAGAGGAAATCATGTCAAGAGTAAAGAGAATACGTAAGGCTATTTACACAGCAGAAGAGTTTGTGTTCTGGACTGCGGTGGCTATAGCTATACAGATTGCTGGGCTACGTTATCATTGCAGACGGAAACCTTCCGAGAGTAATACAAAAAAAGAATAGTATAACACAGTAACACTTGACACTCACTTAACATACGTAACCTGCTTATGTAACACCATTTGATAATGCGCTTGTAACGCTGACTCTCACGTAGCACCCCCCACCCCCTACCCCCCTGCTCGGGATCTATGTCACACTGTATGCGTATGCCTATATACGCCAGCTAAGTACGTTCTAGATCTGCGCCTAAAAATTTCAGATATTTGACTTTCAGAAAACCCCCGCATACTTAATGCATGGACAAGCAATTCGAAGTCGGAGACTTAGTATCTAAGGCAGCTGCCAGACGCCGTCACCAACCACCCGAATCGCTAGGGGTTGTGTTGGAGATTCTAGAGAACAACGGAAAGTACAGTAACAGAATTAGGGTATTTTGGTTTAAAGACGATTCAGTGGAGCATGGTTTAAGACACACAACGCCCAGTGTACGAACAATCAATTCCCGATTCTTGAGATTAATAAATCGAGCATCATAGTTACAACATGCCGTTCGATAAATTGTATGTTCGAATCAAATGTTTATCTTGTAGAGGAGAGCGGTTTATGCACAACGCATCCTTTCACAGTCCATTGGATCCATACAAGTGGAAGAGGTGCCCGTATTGCGATGAGAATGGGCTCATAATGATTGAGGCAGGTGAGCATGCCATATTGGAATATTTCGAACAGTTAACCGAGGACGAGCGAAAAGAGCTAATAGAAAAAATCGCCCAAAAAAATAATGAAAAATAACGACGATGAAAAGCGCATGTTTCAAGTTGGTGAGTTGGTGAGATTTACAGGGTACGGTATCGGCGGCCCACTCATACCACCGAGTTATATTTTAGGAAGAGTACATCAGTATCAAAAGAGACTTGATTTGGGGATTATAATAGGAGACGTAACTGGCTATTATAAAGGAAGAACGTTTAGGGTTTATTGGTTCAGAACGAAACGAATTTCAGAAACTTTTGCGACCCATTTGGATTGGGTATACTAATTATAAGCAGGAACAAATGAATTTATTATCAGATAGAGAGCTTAAAAGGCTCATTCGAGAGGCGCTTTCGCGAATAGAGGCTGAATGTATAGCCGAGTTTTCCCCTATGGCCGGTTTGGGTATGGATATTGAATCAATACGAGATATTGTTATTGCGCGCGCGGAGCAGTCCGGACAATCATGGGACGATTATTTAGAGATACATGATGCAGTGGACGATGCATACTCTGTAGAAGGAAAACATTCAGATCGATTGCGCGCATGTAAGGCTGAGCGCGAAGCCATGGCAGGGCGCCTGGCTAGTCCACCACCTGCTCCTCGTCGTCCCCGTCGTAAACCTCTCAGTGGAATGGCAGGTTTTGCGTCGGCAGGGGGCGCTGATAGAACAATGCCACTTGGAGAACGCGCACTTACGTATATGATTCGAGAAGAACTAACCAAGACTGATGAAACTGATATTAAAAAGCTGATATCGAAAGAAATTTCCTCATCTCAAACGGAAATTGCGAAAAGTGTCAAGAAAGTTGTGGAAGATGAGCTTTCGAAGGTTCTTAAAACCAAAGCGGTTAAAGACGACATCACTGATATCACTAAAAAGGTGATGAAAAGACTTTATAAAGACTTGTCATTCCACCATCCATATATCATTGATCGGATTAAGGTATAAAAATACTCTTTTTTTATAGGCTTAACTGGAAATGTGGTACTATTTATAAGCGTTCACTATTGGAGGTGAAAAACATTATGCGATATCTTATTTCCGCCATTATTGGCGGCTTTTTAATAGCCTGCGTTCCTTTTGTCTTTAAGGATACCGAAACGGAAACTTTTATTCCGGCACCTATTAATATTGAACACATTGGCCCACGCAATAGCCAAAATAGCCATTGTAACATTGAATTTCCTAAAAGCGATATTAATAACGCTAAGAAAATCGAAGAGTATATTATGGTATGTACTGACCGTTCGTCTGCATGGCTTCCTATTTAGGAGTAGATGTTTGAGATTGGTGATCTTGTCATAGACCCGACAACAAGAGAAGTTGGTGTGTTAGTGCGCCGATATGACTTGTTGCATAAAGATTTAACCTACACCGGTAGCGTTCAACATTGGGCATGGGAAATACGATGGTGTGGTGGAATGCCACAAACATATTATACCAACGTTGAAGATTACACCGAAAGCGGCCTTAAACAACTAGTAGAAAGCGGCCTGTTTGTTCTCCATAAACGATAATTACTGTTCATTTGATAGTTACGTACCTATTGCGCTTTCCGTTTCATATGATATAAAAATATTTATTATATGTCATATAAAATCTTGCATGGTGAGACAAGTAGTGTTATACTATCTATAGGTGATATTATTATCGATACAATTGGTGGCCATATTGGTTTGCTGGTTGAACGTCGTCGTTATATCGATATGGTAGAAGACGATGTGTATATATGGGAAGTTAAATGGTTGAATAATGTTGTGAAAGAACATTACGAAGATGCTCCGATTCCTCCAATATTAGAGGAAGAAGGGCTTAAACTTTCTATTGTGATAGGGGTATATCGCTGGCACTCAATAAATGGAGAAACTTATGAGCCATAAATGGAATGTATACAAATTATTTAAAAACGGTAAACGGGCGAAAGCACCGTTTTGTGTGGTAGAAGCTGCAAACGATAGAATAGCGAAAGAAAAATTTTTAGACGAGCATCTTGACAAGGATAATTCTTCTCAAACTAAACTTTCTTCGTGGACGTTCGTGCGGACGGACATGTCTCAAGAACGAGAACATGAAAAAAATTTAGAAAAGGAAAATGACTTATCAAGAAAAAAAAATTCTTTTCTTGGGAAATTGGCGATGCGCGCGGGACAACTTCCCAACAATATTTGTGCCGGGCTCGTCTTTTGCAAAGAATCGGAGTGGAAGTGGCAATGGGCAGCGCTGGAGCCGGCAACCTTAAAATACCTTAAAGGGCTGTCCCCTCAATTTAAATCTGCGCCGAGGGCTGACGAATGGCTAAAAGAACAGATGAGCCAATATTGAAAAAAGGCAATCTAGTAAAAATAAATCGGTACTACAAGGCGGCAGTTGCAAAAGAAAAGAATACCGGCATTGTCCTTGAAATTCACAACGGAAGACAAGCAAACTTATTTCCCTTCTATGATGTATATGTCTTTAATACCAAAACTATAGAAACAATTTGGGGAGGAGATATGGATTTAATTTCTGAATAATATATACTAATAGAGGATACAATGTTTGAAGGAGCGTATTAGCCAATTATTTGTCTGTTCAGCATGGATAGCGATTGGAATTAATATAGCTCTTTTATTTTTTGCCAGAATGACAGGCAATTTCGAATTAACAATGTTATCAATTGTAAATATTCTACTTCTTGGTATTGTTGGAATAAAAATTCCAGAGTAGTCTCCTTTAAAGCTAGCTAAAACATAGTTACTAATATGGGGCGATATATAAATTTACTCTGTACGTTTGTGTTGTGTTTGGGGGCGTGCAGTGATTACAATCTTAAATCCTATGAAGAACCATCAGGATCCCCAATAGAAGTCCCCAACATAGAGGTAACGCCGTCATCTCTTAATTTTGGTACGCTAAATGCGGACGGCGAAGTTTCTCTTAAAACTATAACAATTAAAAACAAAGGATCTGACACATTAAACATTGCTAGTGCTGATTTAAGCAACACTTCGACAGTATATACTTTATCTAATTTAAGCGACGATGAGCTTGAACCAGATGAAGAAGCATACATTATCGTAATGTATAATCCGGAAACATACAGTACGGACAATAATTCGGTAGTTATTACATCTGATGATCCAGAAGATGGTTTTGTCTCAGTGCCCCTAGTAGGAGACAGTGAAGCACCTGTTATTAGTATAGATCCTGACTCATATGATTTTGAAAACGTATTAGTGGGCTGTGATGATGATTTAGATGTTACAATATCTAACGTAGGAAATGTGGATTTGACAATCAGTCAAGTTGATTATTATGTTTCATATCCAGCGGATTTTTCCATTGAAGATTATGAGAATACGTATGGGCCGATGCCATGGGTTTTAGAACCAGGAGACTCTATAATATTAGAGGTTGAGTATTGTCCAAGTGATGTAGATTTAGATTCTGGAATATTAGAAGTTCAATCTAACGATCCGTATACTCCCACTGCCGAAGCAACCCATGGGGCTCAAGGTATTTATTCTTCAACTTATGAGGAATCTCACAAACAAGAAGAAATAGATGCGGTTGATATTTTATTTGTTATCGATAACTCTTGTTCAATGAACGACAAGCAAACACAACTGGCAAATAATTTTGACACGTTTATGAACGTATTTGATGCATCAGCAATCGATTATCAGATTGGTTTTATTACCACTGATAGTTCTGATATGGAAGGCTCTCTTATAACAACAGCCACGCCAGATCCGGTTGCTGAGGTCGCTCAAATAATAGACGATATAGGAACACACGGAAGTTCAACTGAGCGGGGCCTTTATTATTCTTATTACGCTCTACAAACAGGGTATGATTTTGGCCCAGGCAGTGATTTCTGGCGCGAGCATGCTAAACTAGTAATTATTTACGTATCGGACGAAGATGATTCTTCTTCGGGTATTACCCCCACTAGTATCAAAACATATACGATATCTGCCAAGGGCGGTGCAGACTATGTTGTTGCGCATGCCGTAGCGGGAGACTATCCAGGTGGCTGTACTACAAACGGTGGCGCCCAAGAAGGACTAGAGTATTTTACTGTTGTAACCTATCTCAATGGAACGTTTTTGTCGATTTGCGAAGATGACTGGGGCACACCCCTTGAAATACTAGCAAATGAATCGATTCTTAAATCTTCTTTTACCCTGGATCGTGATCCGGTGGAAGAAACAATTACTGTTGTCGTGGATGGAGTGGAAGAATCTAATTGGACATATGATTCATCTACCAACGCAATTAGCTTTGCCGAGGGGCACGTGCCGACAGCAGGAGTATCAATACTTATAAGTTACTCACCAATATCAGATTGTCCAGAAGACACAGAAGATACAGGAGTATAATCATGAATAAATTATTATCTTTGTTTGTTGCCTCGTTGTTTGTATTGGTCGTGCCCACACACGCGACAGAAACAGAAAGCAGCTACAATACTACAGTAGAGAAAAAAACCGAAGAAGTTAAATCTTCGATGACAGTTATCGAAAAGAAAGTACGTGACGCCGCCGTGAAAGTTTCGTCTTCTACTGGCCACGGATCGGGGTCGGTTATTGCATATAAAGATGTTATTTTAGTATTAACAGCACAACACGTTGCGGAGGGACTTCCAGGAGATTTTTATGTTATCTCAAAAGACAGTGAATCTCAACTTGGAGTATTGATTTATTCTGATGCGTTACACGATATCGCTATTTTATATATGCCAAATCCACTCAGAGATGCCAAACCAATGAAATACGATCCACTGGAAGGAATAGCAGATGTTGGAACAGAGATTACATATTCTGGATACCCGTCAGATCATCGCCTGATGACGATTAGGGGATCTGTAGCCGGTTATGAAACCTTAGATCCTAGAGGGACTCAAATTATAATTCATACTCACGGATGGTTTGGGTGCTCTGGCTCTGTGGTATACGACTCAAAAGGAAGAATTGTTGGTATACTCTGGGGAATTGATGTTGAGCGTCGTCCATCATTTCAAGTTATCGACAATATGGTGTGGATTTCCCCCATTAGAAATATTAATTTAGAAACTTCGTTAAATACTTTATGTATGGCACTAAATAATAAGCCTAAAGCTTGTAGGTAACGGAGAAATATAATGAAATTTTTAATGGTGTTTATGGTGTTATCGCAACCAGCATATGCCGATGTTAATGGGGAAGCTCTTTTTAAAACATATTGTGCTTCGTGTCATGGTACCAACGGAGAGGGCTCAGCTATAGCTAACTTTAAGATATCGGAAAGACTTGTCAAGTCCGATGAAGAGCTATCAAAAAGTATACGCGAAGGAAAAGGACAAATGCCAGCGTGGGGTTTTCTTTTTTCTGAAGAAGATATAAAAAATGTGTTACAATATATTCGTGAAACATTTGAATGGAACAAGTAATGAAACTTAAGAGGTATAAATGATAACCATAGAATATATGAAGCGCAAACAAGAGCAGTTGGAAAGAAAAAGAAAACGCGCTGCTGAATTGGAAGCTAAAGAAGAAGCGGCACGAGTTGCTAAAATAGAAGCCGAAGCTCGCGAGCAAGAAGAGATCGCTGCGCGAGAAAAACTTCTTCTAGAACAACAAGAAGATGAACGTCTTCGTCAGAAACATATTCAAAGAAAAGAAAAATTAGCAGAACAAAAATGGGATAAACAGTTTGACACTTTATTAGCTCAGATAAAGGATCGATCCCAAAAGTATGATAAGCTTGAAGAAATAAGGGTTATAATCCAAAATCGTGAACCTTCTCTTCAAGAGCTTGATTGGGATAGTTGGTTATCCGATCCCCTTAATCAAAAACTAGCTGCTTTAGATTTTGATTACGCGATGGAAATGTTTAAGCGCGATAACCTGCTAGCAAAACGACGGAAGAGGACGCATGGGAAGCCGAAGAAAGCCACCCCCAAATATGCTTTAGTGTTCACCGGAAATTCAGATGTAGCTACAAGAACCTATAATTATGTAACAACTGACTTTAATCCTGATGATTTTAATCTTAATTTGGGATTTACTGTTTCTTATTGGGTTAGACCAGATGAAGTAGGAAATAGTATGTTTGCATTCGGTAGAAAGCACAATAGCAACCAACGATTTGTGTTTGGTATCTACAGAAAACGTCAATCATACTTCGGTATTGGTTCAAGTCAAGGAATAAAAGCGTGGGTTAATATGGACACCCCAGTGCCAGAATCCATGTTAGTTCAGGACGGCAGCTACTGGAATCTAAAAACAGATGGTACTTGGTATCATTTTGTAGTAACCTATGATGACCGCTCAGATACATCTTCAGGTACGGATCGTAAAATATATGTAAACGGCGTGCTTCATCAGACTGACACTATTAATTGGGATGATACGGGTGGTTCAACTGGTGGCATGTATTTTGGTGCTCGTAATGTAAGCAATAGTTATAACAACGGATGGGCTTGTGCTCTTGATCAAGTAGCCATTTTTGATACAGCAAAAGATGCCGATTGGGTTTCAAGTGTATATAACACCGATAAGAAAAAACTAGATTTATCAAATGAAGGTGGCCTTGTAGGATATTGGAAATTTAACGAAGGAAAAGGAATTACTGTTAAAGATCATTCAGGAAACGGTAATCACGGGACTTTTGGCACTATTTCTGGAAACACAACAGCTTATCCAACTTGGGAATATCTCGGCAACGTGGTGACTAAATGAAACTCCTACTTGAAAATTGGCGAGAGTATTTAAACGAAGATTGTTCTCAATATGACTTTGAAAAACAGCTTTTAGAAGAGGGAAAGATATGGGATTTTATCAAAGATTCTGTGACTGCCGCTGCGAAACTTAAAGAGAAAATCTATGATGATGCTCTGGAGCAATTTATAAAAACTTCTCGAAAAGTCTCTGATATGACAATGCCAGTGAACAAATTTATTCAAAAATATATACCTAAGAGTGCCCAAGCGGTAACGGTATGGGCGATATCTCTTTCTGTCGCAGCAACAGGAAAGCCCAAATTAGCGGAAAAAATTGCGTTGGGAAAACCTGTTACTCTAAAAGCCGCCCTGGGCAGTGGAGTAGGAGTGGCTATAACGGGGCCGGCTGAATGAAACTCCTACTTGAAAATTGGCAGGAAGTTTTAAATGAAGATAAAAAGAAAAATATTGCATCAATTATATGCGTTAACGACAAACAGCAAATTTTGATTTTACGGAGATCAAAAACGGACAAACACAAGCCTATGTCTTGGGATTTACCAGGGGGGCATATAGATCCTTCGGATAATTCTATAGAAGCTGGAGCAGCCAGAGAGCTTCATGAAGAGGCAGGGTTGACTGTCGCTCTAAATGATTTAACGTATGTTGCTAAACGCGATCTCGAAAAAGCGATACGATATATTTTTGTTGCAACAAATTGGACGGGGGAAATTGAGCTAAAACCAAACCCAAAAACGGACATAATCGAACATGATGATTACAAATGGGCGGCAATTGACGAGATAAAAGAGTTAGAACAATCGATTATTCCAAACTATATATTGAGTAAGGCTATGGAAAAACTTAAAGATGAACAAAGTTCGTGAATTTTGGAAAGAGTTCTGGAACGATGGTTATGATTATTATGGAGATATTAAGGCGTGCTTAGTGTATTTAACATTTTGTATTTCTCAAGTTGTATTGGTAATTGTTGTATATGAGTGGATGGACAAACTATGAAGAATTTTAACAATATATGGCGTAACTATTTAACTGAAACAAAATTACGTGTTTTTGATTTTGATGATACTTTAGTGAAATCAGATTCAAAAATCAAAGTAACGGATCCTGGCGGGAAACAATCCACTTTAACACCAGGGGAATACGCTACTCACGAAAAAGATTCGCGTAATGAATATGATTTCTCAGAATTTGATAAGCTTATCAATCCTCGTGAAGTTAAAAAAGTTACGAATATTTTAAGAAACGTTATCGGCGCCGGAACAGATGGGCGCCAAAATGTTGTACTAACAGCAAGAGATCCTGTGGCGGAAGCTCCGATTCAAGATTATCTTGAAGAGATTGGAATTGATATTTCGAAGATTGATTTTGTGTTGTTGGGAGATAGCGCCCCAATAGCAAAAAGCAGATGGATTGAAGACAAGATTAGAACTGGCGCCACGGACGTTCTGTTCCTTGATGACTCAGGAAAAAATGTCGAAGCAGTACTTGGCTTAAAAGAAAAATACCCCGATGTTAAAATCGATGCTAGGCGTGTTGGATACGCGGAGGAGATAGAAGAACAGATGGTAAATGAAAGATTGAGTGATTGGGATGTAGAGCCAGATCTGGACACGACTGGGTATAGTAACCCCACGGCACACAAAAGAACTCCCACGTGGAAGAAAATAAAAAGATTAATGGATCAAGAGCGTTCTCAAGAATTTAAATACCAATCGGCATTGGAACACTTTGAAGGGGATCCTGAGCATCCTCATTTCGAAAAACACGGGCCCCCTGTACCACCGGAACGGGATCCCGAGCTTGAGGAGTTCAAAGACAATCATAATATGTTTGTTGACTTTATGTGGAATCTCGATGATCCCAGTAATACATTTTTTAAAAAATTTAAAACTTACACAACCAAGCAAGGGTGGAAACGATCACCACCGGTATCGGAGACACAGAATCGAATTATGCATGCTAAATTTAAATGGCTTTTTCCTTATGATGCTGCCCCCGGATTAGGATGTAAAAATAAAATATTATATCTAGACGCTTTAGTTGCTTCCTTTTATGATAATCCAAGCATGTACGAAGTACAATTAGATGAGAAAGCCGAAACAAAACTCGATCCAGAGGTATCGCGTGTGAAGACGGTTTATGAAAAATGTAAAGTAGAACTACAATCTCGAAAGACTGCGCGACACGCCACCGCACAAGAAATGGGTGCTGAAGAATATGAGGTTGATGCACTGGAAGAACAACTTTTGGAAAATACAGAGAGACTGATCAAAGAAGTTACTGTAGATGAGATTGGGCACATTGCTGATATTCTTAATGGAATGGATCCAAAAGACTTAGCGTTCAATAGACTCTTCGACGAAAAGCTCCGATTGGTAATTAATTTTCCTACACTTGATACATCTACAGAGATTGGACAATTTATTGATTTATGGAGAATTATGGGCTATACAGTGGATTGGGATAAAGGTACGGTAAGCGGCGATAGGCGCTTGCGAGATGTTAGCCCCGCTGGTTTTGCTAGTCAAATTTTGGATATGGGCTCAGGCAAAGGTGGGCCACAGACTAAAAAAATCAATATGAAAATCGGCAAATGGCTAGCTAAGCTTTTAGGATATCAAACCAAATACCAGGCATTAAGGCAAAAAGTAGAAGACTATTATTCTAAAGAAGGCCCGAGGCCGCCGGCCGGTTTTACCGGAAACCAAATAGCAAAGGCACTAAGCGAAGAAGAACTTAAAAGCTATTATAGGCTAGAATCTTATATTTATATGATGGCGCGTTCTGATATAGCGGCATTTCCTCCACAATTGGAATCTGTGCAATCTATACAAAAACTTATTAAGTATTGGCGAGACAACGCAGCGTTTATCAAGAAAGAAGCTTCGAAAGCTAAGGAGGGTAGTGACAAGTATTCTATCATCATTACTCGTCACCCTATTGATGTATTGCGTATGAGCGATTTCGAAAATATCCAATCATGCCACTCGCCTCCATCCAGGGGTGGCGGATCGGCTGAGTATAAGTGCGCTGTTGCCGAAGCACACGGACACGGAGCAGTTGCATATGTGGTGAAAACAAAAAACTTGTTAGAAACTACTAAAACTGATGACATTGAAAGTGCCGAACGGGCAATCCAAGATGGTGAAATATTTTTTGATGATGAACGCCCACTAGTGGACACAGGAATGATTCTTCCTGTCGCCAGAATACGATTGCGTCAAGTGAAATATTATGAACACACCAAAGATCCGGAGACATATGCTGGTAGAAACCCTTATGAGGGGATAGAGTTGGCTATTCCAGAGATTCGCACGTATCCTGCTGTAAGCGCGGGGGGAGTTCCAGGCTTCGCGAAAAGAATCCTTGACTGGGCAAAAGAGAACCAAAAAGAACAAATAGAGGGCGCGCCAATATATATGACAACTAGGGGCGGCACTAAACAGATCGATCTAGATCAGTTCATAAAGTTTGGCGGCTCATATCAAGATAATCTCGTTAATTCTCTCATAAAGAATTTATGGCCTGAAGATGAGAACTTCGGATTTAACGGCAGAATTGTTCAAGACACCAACACAGAAGACAGACTAGATGCAAGTTTGATGAGCGTTGCGCTCGTTGATCAATATCAAGAAGCTGTCAATGATCTTACCGAGACATATAACAATAGAATGAGATATTGTGAGGTAGAAGGAAGCGCTTTTGACGATGGAGATGGCGGCGTTGCTATTGATATAGACGCAACGATGATGTTGAAATGGAGCAAAAGCGAATGGAAGTCATTACCCAATAAAAATCAAGCTGAGTACGTAGAATACGAATTAAATGACATAGGTTATTCGTGGGCTCAGCTATCAGATATTGGAGCCCAGAATCACAACATTGTACTAACTTTCAAGATTCTTCCTCAAAAGCTTGTAGGGTTCAACGGACAAGAATATGCTTGGGCTCCGGAGAATTTCGAAGAGTTCGCACAGCTAGTCGATACCGAATGCGATGACAAGGGCGCTGGTGTAAAACAGATTTGTGAAGTGTTCTTTAAACGTGAAGGATGGATGGAAGGCGGTGCTATTGTAGAACTGGGACAGGAAGTGTTAAACGGAGAATATAGTTCTTCTGAATGGGATGCCGAAGCCGAAGAAGGTTATGAATATGGAGAAATGGAAAGCGTAAGATTTACCACCGACGTTACTGTTTCTTATGCTGATATTAATGATGCGATAGCCGGCGTCGGCGCAAATTTCAAAGGCGTTAACGAAGAGACGGCACCAGCAATAGCAGAAAGCCGGCAGTTTCGAATTGCCTTGAGAAAAGCTATGTCAACACCAGCACAAGAAGCAGTTAACAAGTCGTATTATCCGCCCATAGAGACAGAAACACTTTCAGTATCGCCAACTGAGATTTTTATAAGAATTGAGTATTATGCCTCGATGGACGATCCAGATGGACTCGTAGAAGTATTAAAAGCCCTCGTAGAACATTGGGATGATTGGCACAATGAGGTTCATGATGTCGTAAAGAAAACGTTTATATGGGCGGCACGCCAGGCGAAAGTAGCCAGTCAAGCTGCGCCAGGAGAACTCGGTTTGGAAGAACAAAAATTATTTGAGGTTGAAGAGCTATTGAGAGCCTGATAAATAAAACTTCTATTCATCAAGAGACTACTTATAGCTAAAGAGGAAAATAAATGGCATATAATCAATCATCGGGATCGCGTGATTTTGGCGATTTAAAGTACGAAACAGACACAGATACTCAATTAGATTGGGAAGAAGATTACATTGGTCTAAAGACTGGGGGCACCACTCGCCTCGCTATTTCTGGATCCGCTGGCAATGTTGGTATTGGGACGACGAACCCTTCCCACACTTTACAAATTGATTCGAATTCTGGGGTTGAGGGTCTGCAAGTTAATGGCGATGCAAACCAATACGTAGCCAGCTTTAGAGCTAGCACCACTACAGGGCAATCTTATGGTCCTTATGTGCGCGCAGGTACGAACTCTTCCGATGCTGCATTGATAGTAGACAATGCCGCTGGATCAACATCATTACTCAAACTGACTGGTGAGGGTAAACTCGGCATCGGTATCGCAAGCCCAACAGATGAATTAACGGTTGCAGGTGATATTTCAGGCTCTGGAGTATTAAAGAATGTTGGGGCCGCAAAGTTTGGTGCTTCTGTTTTTGTTACTGGTTCTGTTACAGCGGGTAATAGCTTTATTATTGGTAGTGCGAATATAAATGAAACTGATTTAGAAAAACTTGATGGTATCACTGACGGAACTGCTACAGCAAATAAAGCTGTTGTCGTTGATGGTAGTAAAAACATTGCAACATTAGGCACTGTTGGGTGTGGAGCTATCACATCTACTGGTACCTCTACTTTTAACAATATTTCAGGATCCGGCACATTAAAAGCAGGAACAGACGTAACATTTCAAGGACTTGCAAGCGGCTCAGCGGCAGGCCCTGGTAGTTTTGTGAGTGTAGATGCTGTCGGTAAACTAGTATTAACTGAATCGGCTGGGGGTGGTATTTCTTTTAATGGTTCTACTGCTAATGGTGTGGTTACCTATGGTGGCGCCACGCAGGCTGATGTGGAAGCTAATATGACTTTTGATGGTAATACTTTAACAGCGACAAATGCTTCTAACACCGCTATACCAGCTATAAAAATTGACAGAGATTATACTGGCACTACAAGTATCGGCAATTATACAACCGATCCGCAGGGCTTGCTTATTGATTATGATGTCACTGGTATAGTTGCAACGGGCCAAACAGCAATTCATGATGCCCTAGCAATTCATTTTAATCAGGATTCAGCAACGCAAGTAGGTACGCTTGAGTCAACTGGAATAGATTGCAAAATGACTGGTGGAGCATCGGGCACGCAGTCCATGAAGGGTGTGGCTATAAATCTGGCCGGTGCTGACACTAATACCGGGATTGATATCACCGTACCCAATGACGGTACTCATCTTGTAGCACGATCACCAGATCATCTACTCGATCAGTTTAAGATCTCGGTTGGGGCGGCCGGTGCGACGACGCTGAGTACTAACGATGCTGATGCTGCCGCTGCTCATCTTACATGTAGTGTTGATGGAAATATTGTTTTAGACCCTGCCGGAAGTAATGTTATCGTTGACGGCAATCTTTCAGCTTCGATAAACATTTCAGCATCTGCTTTCTACGTCGAAGATCAAATAGTTCATACTGGCGATCCAGATACATATATCACCTTTACAACTGACGACATAAACTTTCAAGCCGGCGGCGTCAATTTTCTAGATCTCACTGAGGATACTCAAAACGAAGTAACTTTTAATGAGGCCGGCGTTGACATTGACTTTAGAGTTGAAACTGCTGATGAATCCCATATGCTTTTTATTGAGGGCTCTTCCAATAGGATGAGTATTGGCGACAACACAGGATCTCCTGGCGCCACAGTGGAAATAAAAAATCATGCTTCTGCCGGCGCCTTTGGAGTGCCCCTTCTGCAACTAAACAACAACGACACTGACCAACAATGTGTTGATATTAATGCTGGCAATATTGACGCAAATGTAGTTAACATAACAGCAAACGATGTAACAACAGCAAGAGTTCTTGCTATTGGCGCCGATGGTTTAACCACCGGTAATGCTCTTTATGTTGATGACAATTCAGCTAACACAGGAACAAGAAATACCGCCCTCATAATTCAGAATAATGCTGCAGCAATTAACGCCCAAGCATTAGCAGTTCAGTCAGACGGCGGCACAACAGGAATAAAACTAGACAAGAATTACTCGGATCTCACTGAAGCCTCAATAACCGGCTTGCATATAGACTGGGATAAGACCGGCGCTTCCACGTCAGACAATACCATGTATGGTATCCAGCTTGATATGGACAACACCACAGCCACCAATGGCAACAACTACATGTATGGCTTACACGTCACGCCGACGCTTACGCACGCTGCTGATGCTGGAGGTGCCTTTCTATACGGTGCGTTTATTAACGCGCAAGGCGGAACAAACGGCAGTAGCTTAGTTCAAGGTGCAAGGATCGAAGCAGGCGGCGGTGATGTCAACTACGGACTTCAGCTTGATGTCGAGGACGGTGGCGTTGATCTTAGAATTGAAAGCTCAGCCGATAGCGGCGATTATTTCCAGATTCAAACCACCACCCACGGCGCAACCACGATCACAACGGTTGATGATGACGCTGCCGCTGCTGACCTTACATTTACAATCGATGGAAATATGACTTTAGATCCAGCAGGTACGGCAGTGTTTAATTCCGATCTGGGAATTGGTGGGACACCAACACTCCCCTTAGATGTACAGAGCACTTCACCCGCCGCGGGACGCTTGGCCAACACAGCGAATGATGCGTACGGTTCTCTGCTTAGGCTTCAAAACACCCGCGCAGGTAGTAACGCTGGACAAGCGAATGATTTCTGCGGAGGGGTTGTCTTCATGGCGCAAGACAGCACTGCTACTGGTACTCAGTATGGAAAGATAACCACCAAAGTCGGAAGCCCTACTAACACATCTGAAGCGGGCTTCATGACTTTTGAGGTGACAACCGGAGGTACGCTGGCTACGGAATATCTCCGGATGGATGGCGGAACGAACGCCATTACATCATCTGTAACAACTAGAGTGACATCGGATTTAATTGTTGATGCTACCGTTGATATTGGTACGGGCATCGATTCGGACGCGAAGATTCATGTCAGTGGTTCTGATAGTTCGGTTTTAGCAATTTTCGAAACGCCTTCAAATCCAATTGCGATGGCTATAACTGGCTCGGGCCAAGTTGTAGTTGGCGGCTTACACCTTGACGCCAAGTTAAATGTAAGCGGCTCGGATACAGATAAACTGATTTCTCTTAAAAGTGATACCAAAAACCCCGCTTTTTATGCGAGCGGAAGTGGAGATGTATATGTAGCCGGAAAAGTTGGAATTGGGACAACAGACCCATCAATGACGTTGGATGTTAATGCTAACGCAATACGTATCAGGACCGCGGGCACCCCTTCTAGCGCAAGTGATTTAGGAGTCCAAGGCGAGATTCGATGGGACGCAAGTTATATTTATATTTGTGTTGCTACTGACACATGGAAGAGGGTGGCGATTGATACGTGGTGATGCCACCATTAAAAATGGATTTTACGCTACCATAATACTACTTATTTTTGAACTATTGTCAAATTAGGAGTCAATTTATGTCAAACCTTCTCAACGAAGCAATTGTCGACGCGACCGCCTTGCGTCAGGCTGCGTTAAAGAATGCAGAAACCGTTGTTATCGAAAAATATTCAGAAGAAGTTAAGAGCACTTTAGAGCAGTTATTAGAACAAGAAGATCTGGGCTTTGATGTCGGCGGCGCCGAAGCAGCCGTAGATCCTGCTGCAGCCGTTCCGGATCCCGTTGCGGATCCTCTCGCGCCCGCAGGAGAAGAAGGTGGTACCGGCGAAGAAGTCGAAGCTCTGGACGAGGAAGATGATATTCCGCTCGGAGCGACCAACGACTTTGGAGAATTAGAAGGAAAGAATCTTAAGAACTTCCCGGCTAGTGGCGAGGATGTGGAATTGTCTATTGATTTAGGAGCCCTTCAAGAAGCCATCGAAAAGCTTTCTGAAGAAGACGAAATTGAAATCAACGAAGCAGAATTGGACGCATTGTTAGAGTTGGCCGATGATGACGACACAGAAGCTGAAGGCGGGACTGAGGAAGCTGGTGAAATGGCATCACCTGAATCTAGCGGTGCAGCCGGAGAAGCCACCGCCGCAGAAGAAGCAGCAGAAACAGAAGAATTTGATGGCGGAAAAGGTCTAGGCGAGAAACTTTCGCGCGATGATCTTGTTGACGCTATCGTAGAGCGACTCACTGTAGACATGGGCGCCGAATTAAGCGGTTGGGCGGGACGCTCATCCGAAGATATCAAGTATGAACTCGCGAGAGCGCTAGCGCACCGCCGCAGTACTGATATAGAAGACGAATTACAAGTTATGAAGAAGGCTCAAGAAGAGTTAGTTTTCGAAAATAAACAACTCACAGAGCAAAACTCACAATATAAGCAAGCATTTCAAGAGCTTAAGGAGAATTTACAAGATGTAAATCTTTCTAACGCTCGCTTGCTTTACACGAACCGTGTTTTAAGAAATACCTCCTTTAATGAGCGGCAAAAATCAAAAATTGCCGAAGCTATTTCCAGTGCCGGTTCAGTTACAGAAGCAAGAACGATCTATGATACGCTTCAAAGCACAGTGGAGGCTACTCCTAAGAAGAGCCCACAATCACTGAGCGAGGCAATTGGTCGGCGGTCTTCTGTCATCCGGGCATCTCGGGCAACTGAGAAGCCTTCAGCCGATCCACATACGGAACGGATGAAAAAGTTAGCTGGAATAATATAATCAAATTACAATTAAGGAGGTGATTTTTAATGTCTAGTATTATTGAACGTTTGACCGAAGGCGTGGTCAATCGTGATATGCGTGCCGAAAGTCACGCGTTATTAAATAAGTGGGAGCGGACCGGTCTACTGGAAGGTATCGGCGCCGATCATTCCCGCAACGCAATGGCTCGATTGCTTGAAAACCAAGCAAAGGAGCTTCTACGAGAAAACTCTACCATGGCTGCTGGAGATGTTGAGGGCTTTGCTGCCGTCGCATTCCCTATTGTCCGTCGGGTTTTCGCAGGGCTGATCGCCAACGATCTCGTTAGTGTTCAGCCGATGAGTCTGCCAAGCGGACTTATCTTCTTCCTGGACTTTGTGTTCTCACCGGACGCAGGGGGTACCACCGCTGGTGGCACGGGTCGCGGTCGACTTGGTAACATCTACACTGGTTCCATTTATGGTGGCGCCGAGGTAGCAAGCCAGATCACTGGCGGTATCGATCTGCTCAATGCT